GGGAGTAAAATGGTCAACAATGATGAATTTCGTCAACAATTCGTCAACAACTCAAAAGATGACAGCCAGCCAGCTGTATTGAGTAGAAAAAAGAGCAGGTGAAAGCCTGCTCTTTTTTGCAGGCATTTACATATTTTTTTCAAAAACCCATTGCATATCCAAAATTCTCATATAAAATATTCACGAAGGGAGAGGTGCAGATGAAAAATTTTAGGTTTAAAGTCTTAGTTGCGCTCGCTTTATTGCTGTCTTTGGTAGCGTTGCCACAAAGCCCGGACGCGGCAACAAAGAAAATGTATGTCCACTACATAAACGTTGGACAGGGTGACTCGATTTATATTAAGGCACCAAACGGAGAGGACATCATAATTGATGGCGGCCGTGACGGAAACAAAGTAGTATCATATTTAAAACGGCAACATGTCGGTGACATTGAAGTGATGATCGCGACACATCCAGATGCCGATCACATCGGCGGATTGGACGAGGTCTTAAAAGCATACAAAGTCAAATCTTTTTATGCTCCAAAAGTGTCCAACAGCACCCAAACTTATGCTAATTTGCTGAGAGCCGTTAAAAATGAAGGCTTGAAAGCAAAAACAGCTACGAAAGGCGTAAGTTTGCCTGTAAAAGGCGTCTCGGCGAAATTCGTCGGACCGGTAAAAAGTTACAGCGATTTAAATGACAACAGCGCTGTTTTGCGGGTACAGTATGGCAAGAAATCATTCTTGTTTACCGGTGATGCAGAATTTAAAGCTGAAACGGACATGATTAAATCCAAACAATATTTACGATCGGACGTTTTAAAAGTTGGTCATCACGGAGCTAAAACGTCCACAAGTACCGCTTTTTTGCGGGCTGTTAAACCCGCTTATGCCGTAATTAGCGTTGGTAAAGGAAACAGCTACGGCCACCCTACAGCGGACACGCTTAATCGCCTAAAATCTGCTAAAGTAAAGATTTTTCGTACGGATAAACAAGGCACGATCGTGGCAACCACGGATGGCAAAAATTTGAGTTTTAACACTAAACCGGTTAGCACGTCTACCACCAGTACAGTGGCAAAATCATCTTACAAGCTGTCTGCGTCTGTAAGCAACTCGAGACCAAAACAATACAGCACGATTTACCTGACGGTCCGAGGGCTGCCCAACGGCACAAAATATAAAGCAGTTTGCCACTATAAGTCAAAAAATACGACATACAATGGGAAAGTCGGCTCGAAACTCCCTATTAAAATAAGCCGGGCAGCAAAGGGGTATAAAGTAAAAGTGGATGTCTTGGCAAGTTACAAAGGCAAAACATACAAAACACAAACGTCTTTTACGCCGAGGTGACTTAAATGAAGCGATACATCATTGACCATTTTGAAGAAAAGTTTGCCGTTTGTGAAGATGAAAACATGAAACTAGTTGACATTGAAAGAAGTAAGTTGCCCATAAGTGCCAAAGAAGGCGATGCATTGATTTATGAAAACGGCGAATATCGAGTTGACAAAAAACGCACCGATGAAATGAAGAGAGAAATTGAAAAGTTGATGGATGACGTGTGGGAAGATTAGAGAAACTCCCTTCCCATCCGTAAAAAAAGAGCAGGCCAGCCACCTGCTCTATTTTTGTGCAGGCATAGGGGGGTATTTTTTGCAAAATACATGGACAATTGGGAACGCCTGCTAACAAAATTATAAGAAAATTTGCTTATTTTGTCTATATCTCCCCTGAAAAAATTTTTTCGGGATTTTTTCGCAGAATTATTCGTTATATAATTGTATTATCGAAAACGTGAAAATTTTTTGGGAGGGTGTGAAAAGTGACCATTGATATAACAGGTGAACGGTACGGACGGCTAACGGTAATAAAAGAAGTGGAAAGGAGAGGTTATACGAGGCGGTTTCTTTGTAAATGTGACTGTGGAAACGAAAAAATAATAGAGATGAGAGCACTTAGGTCTGGACACACAATGTCATGCGGGTGTTTACAACGGGAGTCCGCATCGAAAAAAAATTCTATTGATCTTACTGGAAAACGATTTGGTAAATTATTGGTAATAGGAAGATCGGACAAAAAGCATGCTACCCAAGAAAAAACCGTTTGGCATTGCAAATGCGATTGTGGTAAAGAAATAGATGTTTTGTCCACTTATTTAACCATGGGAGGCGTAAAAAGTTGCGGATGTCATCGCCGCGAAAGAACAAAGGGCTTGCGAGAACACAACGAGCGTAATTTTAGGAAAGACGGTGTGATGACGTCCCTACTGAAAAGCAAGCTTCGTGCTGATAACACAACTGGACATAAAGGAGTCACTTTCAGTCGCGCTAGGCGAAAATATGTAGCGCAAATAAGTATAAAAGGAAAAAGGATCTATCTAGGTGAGTACGAAAAAATTGAGGATGCAATCGAAGCACGGAAAAAAGGCGAAGAAAAATATTTTCAGCCCTACCTAGACAAGTTGGAGAAAAAGAAAAAGTAATCTCGCCCATTCGTTGGCGGGATATTTTTTTTGAAAAAAACCATAAAAATTTTTAAAAAATGTATTTACATGTAAATACAAACATGGTACAATGAAATCAAGATAAAGGAAAGGAGATAAGGAAAATGAACGTTATGCGTCGCGCTTGGGAAATTGCACGTGAAGGCCAAAAGAAGTTTGGAGGTAAAGTAAAAGAATATTTCGCAATCGCATTAAAAATGGCTTGGCAAGAAGTGAAACAACCAAAATTCGTGAAAGTAACCGTTATGGTCGGTTACAAAAGCTGCTACGTCGCGAAAATCGTCGGCCGCCATCCAAAATATAAACTGGACCGTCAATTCCTTAAAGCCGACGAAAAAGAGCGTTCATACTCCGGGAAAACAGGTTATGATTTCTATTACATCGAAGAAAACGGCATATATGAAAAGAAATCGGGCGATAACCGCGAATACTTCATCGTTGAAAACGGCGAAAAGAAAGCCGTTGAGTACGAAGAAGTACTCAAATTGATTTAATAAAAAATTTAAAAAACGTATTTACATGTAAATACGTTTATGGTATAATTAAATCAAGATAAAGGAGGGGGAATGGAAAAAATGAAAACAACTCGGACATTTCGAATTGATGTAGATCTAGCCGAAAGGTTCAGCCGCGTCACCGACGCGCTGATGGTGAATGGCAGTGAAGTCATTCGCCAACTGATGAAAAAATACGTGGAAGAAAAAGAGGAGGAATTGAAAGTGAAGGTTGAAAAAATTATCGAGATGCGGGACAACTTCCCAATCAATGGCGAGGCTTACGTCGTCGGAAAAGCCGAAAATGGAAAATACTTTTTCGCTTGGGGTCCAGAATATCCGTACGCCGATGAAGTGCCGTCATACAACATCCCGGACGGAGAGAACGGAATAAGCTGGCACGCCACGGAAAAACAGGCCATGGCGGAACTACAAGAAGCTGTAGAGGCCTGGGATGTAAAATAAGCCCCCGTTAACCGGGGCTACATAAAAAATTAGGAGGAATAAAAATGGCATGGCATGAAGGCGTTTATGCATGTGGGCATCCTGGCAGGGTGCAGATTTACGGGCCCGTGAAAGACCGGGATTGGAAAGAAAAAAAGGAATTTTCAAAACTTTGCCCAGAATGTTGGAAGAAAAAATTGGCGGAAGAAAATCAAAAAGCAGTAGAAACGGCAAAGGAAATGGGCCTGCCGGAATTAACAGGAAGTGAAAAGCAGGTAGCCTGGGCAAACTCAATCCGCCTGAATGTAATTGGTGAATTGTATCAGGAAAGACTGGATTACATGTTGCATGAGTACAAGCCTGAGTATCACGAGAAAATACGAAAAGGAATGAAACAAGTCAGAAATTATATCATCAAAAACAAAACGGATGCTTCCTACTTCATCGATCGTCGGGACTATAGTTTTGCTGAGTTTATAAAGGATTTAGAGAGAGAAAACGCGGTTCTGGAAGACAATCCAAAAGAAAAATGAGCGGAATAATACCCGCTCCACTTACATCAAAACGGGAGGTATCAAAGATGAAAATACAAGACGTTACAGACAGATATGTAATTGATGGAAAGGTAAACATTGAAGCTTTAAAAAAAGACTACCCGGAAGATTTTATAAAAGAGATCCTTTACAGAATGCAAACTGAAGAAATAATGAAAACAATGGGAATTGAAAAAGAAGTAGAGGTTAAAAAGGCTATTATAGATAAGATTGACACTTTAGTGTTGGTTACAGCTCAAAATATATTCCGTTTTGTGTGGGTTAAAGACTATCAAAAAACCTCAACAAGTTATATCCCGATAGAAACAGCAAAATATATTAAAGAGTGGATTTAAGCCAAAACTGCCGAGACATAAAATCTCGACAGTTTCAGCTTCAAAATATCCAAATCACAGTTTCAATTCACGCATTTTTTTTAAAAGGACGCGGTACCTTTATGGATATATTACCACTGGTTTTTTTAAATTTCAAGCCCTCGCATTTGCGAGGGCTTTTCTGCTGTTCCTGGTGGATTCTTATTATTGCCGGCTCCGGCTTATTTTACCCGCAGTTTTTGGCCAACCCTGATAAGGTTGGGGTTTTTGATACCGTTTAGGCTTGCTAGCCGGCTGACAGACGTACCATATTTAGCCGCAATGCCGGACAGTGTGTCCCCGACCTTAACCGTGTAATACTGCTTTGCAGGGGCACTGCCGGAGATTTTAAGCTTTTGCCCCACATAAATTTTATTAGGGTTGCTGATGCCGTTTAATTTTTGCAGGTTTGCCACGGTCGTGCCGTATTTTGCCGCAATGCCGGACAGTGTATCTCCACGCTTAACCGTGTATGTCGTGGTTGTGGATGTACTTTGTGTTGGCTGCACACCGTTTTTGAGTTTGCTCAACAATGCCAGGTTTTGCGCAGCGGATCCGGTGTAATTAGAGATACCGTATTGTGCTGCCAAAGCTTTTCTTGCATTAAATGACGCATCTTTTCCAACTGATTTCAAGTAATCCACCAGTGACAAGGATCCGATCTTTTTAACCACGCCAGTGTTGGTCGCGTTTTCCACTGTGGCCACGTTGGTGTATTTACCTGCATAATCTTTACTTACATCGAAGTAGCCGGGAATCCCAGCAAACTTGTATGTGCTGGACCATTGCCAAGCCCCTTTTTGTCCATTGTACCAGACTGGTGTCGGCTGGCCTGTTTCCGGATAAAGTGGGTATCTGGCAAGCCAAGGTTTATCTACTGCTAATTGACCTGGTTTTAAGTACGTATTATAAAATGAGTTACCGGTATACAAATCTACCTTTGAATAGCCTAAAGATTTCATCGTACTGATAAACGTATTTGTATATTCTGTGAGATTGCTAGCACCCACACTTTCAAGCGAGCCATCCTCTACATCCACAACTACATAACCATCTTTTTGCTTATCAAATCCTACTAACTTAAGCTTTTTATCAAACCATTGGGCTTCTGATTTAGCTTGAGCATTGCTTGTAAAATGCGCATAATGATAAGCGTTAACGATCATTCCTGCTTGCTTAGCATTAGCCACGTTGACAGATGCAGCAGGATCTACATATGTTTGTCCCTCACTAACTTTAACTACAACTGAGTTAATGCCGCCAGCTTTCATAGTTTGGTAGAAAGATAATGGCAAGCCCTGTTCAGCATTATGGTGGCTTACGTCAATAAAATCAATATTTGGCGTTGCTGCAAATGATGTGCCGGCAAAAGAAAACGCCAACCCTGCAGATAGGGCCAGCGCACCGATTGTTTTCGTGATCTTATTCAACTTTACCACTCCTTATTTTGTAGTTGCTGACGATTTTGTTTCTTCTTCTGTGGACGTAACACCTTGTGCCTCCAATACTTGTGCCACGACAGCTTTAATTTTTTCGTATTCGGCATCCTCTTTGGCCGCAGCGTCCTGTGCGTAAGAGATCGCCACTGTGGTTGCTTCATCCTTTTTCTTGCTGGTCAGATAAGTATTAAGCCATGTCGCCAAAGACCCGACAAACAGCGCCCCAACCGCCACGATTAGCGATACAAAGGCATTAACCGAGTCTGCAGTTAACCATTGGAAATGTACATTAAGCGCCCCGAAAAAGGCAATCAATGCGGTTAGCACCCCGCCTACCAATGTTGCTGTCTGTTTCCACCAATTAAGATCGGATAAGTATTTCATTTTTCATTCGCTCCCTTAGAAAAATTTTGTGATTAGGGTAATGATCCCATAAATTAAGCCCCCGCCGCCAAAAAGAGCGAGAGCCAAATCCCATTTTTTATAGCTGTTATTTTTCTTGATATTAAGCGTGTGTTCCAGCAGCTTATTTAATAGTTCCTGCTGTTCTTCTCGCTGCTCGTTTATAAGCTTTTTCTGTTCCTTCCCTTCCTCCAACAGCGTTTTTTCAATCCGCAGCTGGCCTGTTTCGACTGCTTGCATTTTGTTAGTTAAGTCTGCGTAATTTTTTTCTAAAGCAGTAATTCGTTCTTCGTGATTCTCAATTTTTTCATCCATGGTCAATTCTTCCAATGAATCCACGCCCCCGTCTTTTTGTTTCTCTATCGATTTTCGATCCGCCTCCTTTTGGTATAAAAAAATCACCACATTTAATCACTTGCATTATGACTGAGTAGTTGCTTGACCTTGAGAACCATCTGTTCTATCGGCTCCGTTAATACTATCCAAAACAGATTGCTTAATTAAGTCGGTTAACTTAGATAAGTCTCCAGATGCTGCAATATATTGATCTTTAGTCACAGTTACATAGCCATTTAGATTAAAAGTAGCTCCTGAACTAACAAAATTAAGACTTACCCCCGTATAATCAGATTCAAATCCGTTTGAATAGTTAAAATTGATTCCTGTTAATGTAATTTTCATTCTTTATCTTCTCCTTCTTCATTTTCATCAACTTTAAATTGATCACAAAGATAATCGTATGTTTCAGATTCTTTCCCTTCATATTCAACATCCTCAAACTTTTTCAACGCTTGTTTAATCGTACGAATCATTTCATTATGCTCACCACCTTCAATGACAACTTTTTCAGCATATAATTCTTTCAAGTCATTATTAAAAGCAACCATGTCTATAACGTCGTATTTTCCGTCAATGATGATTGCTTCGCCATTTTCATCTTTATTCGAATGTTCTTTAAGTAACTCAATGCGATCTTCTTCAACTATTCTAGCTTTTTCTTTTAATATGTTTATCAATCTTCTACGAAAACGAGAATGTTTACGTGCGAGCTTTAACCCATACATAAAATCAATCACTTGTACTAATTTTCCGTTTTCAATTTCTACTTTCATTTAAAAAACCTCCATTAATCTATTTCTGATAGTCTTTTTTCTAAATCTGCAACTTTTAAAACTAAATTTTCACATTGAGAGATATACGATTCTAGCAATTGTTGTTGCGATTCAATGATTGGTATCAAATAAGTCCAATATGAGCTACTTTGTGTAGATACCTCAACTTTTTCACCATCCCCTTCGGTTCCAAATGTAGAAAACTTGTCAAGAGACAAGTCCTCTGTATTTTCTACAATATTTTCATTTTTTAATTTTTCTTTTAACTGTTCTAAAAAATTATTTACATCCATTTATAACCACCATCCTTTATCCTACTGCTGTTGCTGTCCAATTTGTATTATCAGCTACAGCAATCCAACTTAACCATGTATTGGTTGTATTTGTACGAGTAACCCATATTTTACATCCTGTTGTTGTTTCATCTGTAACTCCCCAACCTGTAACGGTTGTTCCTGGCACCGTTGAATTAGGTGTGACCACAACGGTTGGAACAATAGGGAATGTCTTCCCAAAACTTATTGCCTTATAAGTCGGAGTATTGCTAGAACTTGGCGTAATAACAACAGTTCCGCAAGCAATCATCATGCTTTTTTCAGTATGGACTACATCTCCGTTTAATAATAATCTACCATTACGTGCACGCAAACAATCGGCTTGCGTAACATCTAATACAGTAGCTGATGTTGACCATGGGAACAAAATACCATTACCATAAAAATTGGCAATTATGGTATCGGCACTTAATGACGATGTAGTGATTGATCCACCGTTAATATCAGTGGAACCATTATTATTAATCACGCCTACTGATCCCGCATCTATCAAGGTTTCACTCGTTATTGTTGAATTAACTTCGGTATTAAATAGCATCGCTCCGCCAAAAGTTTCAATCGTTTCGATCGTTGTCGTCGAACCCGAAACAGTTGTTTTTGTTGTCATTATCGAATCTTGAGATATAGTTAGACTCCCGCGATCTCCAGACGAATTGAATGTACCTGCATTTATTGTGACGCCCGTTAATGTACCTGCGGTAACGTTCCCTAAATTAGCACTAATTGCTGATAAAGTTGATACTGAAAGTTTTGTCGCGTCAATAGTTCCAGCGGCAATACGTGCGGCGTTAAGCGTCCCTGTGGTGATATTGGACGCGTCGATATTTGTAACAGTGGCTTTGCTTGCATCCAACGTCCCCGTCACAATATTTGACGCATTTATATTTTTGACGTTAATCACATTTGCGTCAATCGTGCCAGCGGTAAGCTTATTAGCCGATATGCTGTCAATCATGGCGTCTTTGATAACCGCATTGTCAATCATTGTCTGCCCGGTAATGTGCACCTTTTTGCCGTCGATCAAGATGCCCTCTGTGGATACGTTTATCTGATTGATCACATCGCCTTTTTGCACACGTAAATTGATGTCGTCTGATAATTGGCTAATCTGTGATTGAGTAGCCAAATCCTCCGGGGCCGGTGTCCAATCGGTGGCTTTATTGCCAACCTCCAACTTTGTTCCAGTGATATATACTTCTCCAGATTTTGATGCGTCATATACGCCTGCGTAAACGTTAACGGCTTTAACATTATCCCCGGTAGTAATGGTTATAGTCGCTCTATGCCATAGATTATCTGCATAAGTATAAAAATTTGTCGGAAAACCAGCGCTACCATTTGAAATCTGAATAGCAACCTTACCATACGTACTTATGAATTTATACCAAAATGAATAGGTATAGGTGGTATTTGGCAAAACAGAAATTGAATCCTGTGCAAATCCCCATCCTTTTGTTGCAACATCGGCAGATAAACGAACTACTTTTTCAAATCCTGGCATTGTGTTGTCCGAAATAACTTCCCTGATTGTGTTTGTAGATGTACCAGGATTCCATTCCCGCCAACTTGTAAAACCATTTGAAAAGTCGCTATTTTTTATTAAGTTCCTTCCACCAATTTGCAAATTATCGAGATTTGTTTGCACAGCGCTAATACTGCTCGTCAAACTATTTGCAGTAGCCGTTAGTGCCGTCTGCGTCGCATATTTTGCGTCTGCATCCGTTTTTGTAATACGCGCCGCAATTTGGTCAGCCTGCGCGGTCAAAGTTGCTTCTGCCGTGCTAACCCTACCCGTTAGCGTGTCAACGGTCGATTTATCGGCTTTAAGCTGTATTGCATTGGTGTTTTGCTGAATAGCCGTTTCTGCAGAGTCTACACGCCCCGTAAGCGTGTTTACGGTGGTCGTGGTGGCATAGCCCTTAAGCGCGTTATCTATATCGTTTTTGGTATAAACACTGGTTGCATCTGCCTTTTTCTGGGCTTCTGCCATTGCATCCTGGGCTTTTGTCCACGCATTGCTGGATTGTGTCGCCGCATCGGACGCTACCTGTTTGGCTGTGTTTGCTGTGTCAACTGCATTATTTGCGCTTGTAACTGCGCTGGAGGCATCTGATTGGGCTTTTGTTGCCGCATCCTTTGCTTCCTCTGCCGCTTTCGCCGCCGCGTCCCCTCTGGCTTCCGCATCTGCGGCTGTTTGCTGGGCGGCTTGTCCGACTGTTGCCGCATTATCTGCGGCTGCTTGTGCGGCACTAATCTGTTGTTCAAGTGCGGTGTTGTCAACATCTGTTATCCATTGTGTGCCATCATAATGCTTAATTGCTGTCACATTGCCGCTACTATCCTCCACAAACCAAATATCACCGGATTTTGGACTGGTTGGCGTTGTTGCGCCATAATATGCTTTGTTTTTGCCGTTGGCGGTCGAAATTGCTGTCTGTGCTGCTTGTGCTGCATCTGCAGCTGTAGCCGCCGCCTGCGTGGCCGTCTGGGATGCAGTCTGTGCCGTTGCTTGGGCTTGCCCTGCTGTATCTGTAGCCTGCTGTGCAACAGTTGCTGCTTGCCCGGCTGTGTCGGTTGCATCCACTGCAATTTTTGTACTTTTTGTAAACGGTATATCTACGCTACCTAAAAGTGTCATGTTCTCACCTCTCTAATAACTAAACACCCGACTTTTTCCAGCACCAAACCGGGTTGCATAGATTTTTCGGCTAGCCCGGTCGACGGTAAATACATCCCACGCATCTTCTTCTAGCGTTATAACCGGGCGGTCTGGCATTTTGCCGGCGTAATCGTTGCGGGCCAGTGAATCCAGCGTTTGAATAAGCAGCATCCCGTTTTTGGTCATGCTGCTGTCATAATGGACGTGCCCGCTAATAACAGCAATCACCTGCCCTTTGCCTTGGCCTGTAAAGTCCACCGATACGCTGCAGGTGTAGTCTGCTGTCGTCCCGGATCCGGTGTATGCTGTGCCGTTTACAAAGGCCGACAGGATGCCATACAGGATGTCGCTGTTAATCTGCGCATCCGAATTAAACGTGCCCTGCAAAGGTGCATGAGTAAAAATTAAAACTCCCCAGCCATTGTCAGGGAGTTTCAGGGCCGTATTGGCCAACCAATTTAATTGTGCATTCCTAAACGCCGATGACCATTGAGACGGATATTTATTGGTTCCGTCTTTCTGCGTGATATATGGGTTATCGAAAGAGTTCAGGCAGATCACCCGGATCTTTTGGACCGGGAAATCTTTATACCCGTATAGTCGTTCTTTTTCCGCCGGATTAAGAATAAATGCCGGATCCATATATTTGCTTAGAATTGCGTACCGCTCGGACGGCTGCAGGACGGATCGCATCAGGTTTTTATCATTGTCATGTGCATACCAGCTGTTATCGTCGTGATTGCCGTTTAGATAAACGACCGGTGCAGTAGAGGAGGAATAAAGGGACTGGGCCGCGTCCTCAAAGTCATTTAGCATCAGGTTTTTTTGCTCGTCCCCATCAACAAGGTCGCCGCCGTGGACGACGAGATCAATTTTTGCCCGATTGGTCAGATACGCAACGTTTTGCATGTGTAACGTGCTGCGGCTTTTTAGATTGTTGCCGTTTTTGGATGCTGTTGCATAGTGCGTATCCGTAATAAAAGCGATGGACAGCGTTTCATCTGTTTGCACCTGCGCCAGCTCATCCACGACAAAATCAATGCCGTTTTTAAAATAAACGTCGATACTCGGCAGGTCCCCATCATCTATCTTGCATCTGATTGTGCACCCCGCAACCTCTATACCGACAGAGATCACGTTTCCCATGCCTTTATGTGCATCGGCCCATTCCTGATCGTAATTGCCGTCCGGATTGATTTTCTGCCAGACAAAAACTGATTGATCCAGCGTGGACGTTACTTCATCTTTTCCTTGATACACGCGAACAATAATGCGCTTTTGGCTCGTGGTATCGGCAAAATCGGTGCCGTCCGGGGTAAAATATTCTACCTTGTACCCCTTTGCCTTTTCGGCCGCATCATGTGCAGCTTTCGCCTTTGCCTGCAGGTCCTGCACAATTTCCGGTGTAACGGCAACAATCTCGATAAACTCGCCAACCGTGATTTTGTTATTTGATGGATTTGCTTCCGATTCGTCAATTTGGATAGCTCTGGCACTAATTGTTAATTCCGGTTGCATCTCAAAATCCACAATCTGGAAATGGTCTCCTAAATTTGGCTGATAGCCGAGATGTGCGACATCCACGGTGTAATTGTATTTTGGATGGTTGTATTTTTCTAGCTGCTCTTTGCCCCAATGCAAAAGGCCGTTTGGGTTTAGAATCTGATCATTTACGACGTACCCCTCTAGGTATGGTCCGCCATTATTATACCGATCGTTTGCGTCATCATCTATCAAATACTCACGGCCGCCGTTAACGGATGCAATGGACGCCAGCGTTCCATCCTGCTTTTGCCCTCCGTACACATACAATTTCGTGTACATTTCCTGGTCGCTGCCGGTTCGGGTAATTCCTTGCAGGTTATGGGAGTATTCCAGCCGGTAGCCCTTAGATTCGCCCAGTTCATCCACAAAATCAATCACTTTTCGGATGATTTTGCCATTATAGACCTCAACATAAGCCCGGATTTCTGCACTAAATTGATTTGTAAGCTGATCGAGCCAATATTGGGCATTGTTACCAGCAGAAAATTCAAACGAAAAAGCTCCGCCGTAAAAATAGTTTTCGCCGATTTCCCAGCCGGAACCCCCCAGTACATAATTAAATAAATCTTGGCTTGATACGTTGGCCATCGTTTTTGCCGGTACAATTTTGTGCGTTAAGTCCCACGCAAGCAGATTAAGGCACTGCGCTTTTTTAACATGGACGGGGCCGATCACGCCATCTTCGACGTTGTAAATGCGGTAGACATAAAAATAGCCATCATTGCCCTGTTTAAGGAGATGATAGCCATATGTTATAAAATCTGTTTCCCGGTACCCGGTTGGCACGCTGATTTCGAGCGTATCGGCCCATATTTTGCCCTGGTCGTCTGCGATTTTAGTAGACCGCAGGTCATCGTAAAACTTGCAGCCTTTGCCGTTTAAATCTAAAACACCGCATGGGTTTAGATCGGAATCCAGTATAAGATACATAGGCTATCACCTCCTATTGAGTAGTAGGGCGAAATTCAAAATACCAATCCGCATCCGTCAAATCCGGGGAAAATGCAAAGGACTTTGGTACACCGCCCTGCATGGTAAAAAATTGCCCGCCGATATAAAAGTTTTTCATGTACACGGCTCCGTTTTTATAAACTGTATGGTCCTCGCAATTTATTTTTATTTCATCCCCTGCTCTTGCTATTACCGTTGGCGCGGAAGTTCCGCTATTTCCACCATTTATGATTTGCCACACAGCCACATCACTAAGTGCCAGCCCGTTATTTGTGTACTTTACTACCGGGTCAGCTGTATCCTCTTGGATGTCGTATTTGGCTATATACGCAGCCACTGCGGCCAGCTTTTGCGTATAAATTTTGCTTGTATCCGTCCATGTCTTTGTAATCGGTTTACTCCACATAGGATTGTGCTTGCTGTCGCATTTCATAGCCTGCACCGTAAACTTATTTCCAATCTTCTCCAATTGTATCCATCCGTAAAAATTGGAATAGGTGTCTGTGGACGGATCAGCTGGCAGTGTAAGTGTCTTCCACAGTTGTTCTGTTTTAGTCTTGCCTTTGCTTTTTACCTTTCTCGTACCGTTTTTTACCTTGATCTTTTTTGTAGTCGTTTTCTTTTTATTAATACTGCCTTGGTCATATACAATGTTGTGATATTTATCGCCATTAAACACAGTTACCTGCAAAATCGGTTTTGCACTGATACTATTATCTTTTAGGCCAATTTTTCCAATCGCTTTACCGTCTTGATCTAATAGATAAAGTTCAACTTTTCCCTTGGCTCTTGGGTAATATTGGTTATTCCATAGCCAAATGCGTACACGGTAATCTTCATATTGTCCGTTTAGATTCTGCTTCACAAGTGGCCCATGCCATTTGTCTTTTACTGGTTCGCCAAAATAGACACGTCCGCTGCTATCCAGCGAAACTTTTAAAGCGTCATTTTCGGTTCGCATGCTTCCGCCAATTACTCCATTTTCAGGTGTAAAGGTAAGCGTTTCATTCGTGAGAGATAGCCAGTTTGCCATTGTAGCGCAATCGTCGTGAAATACTCTAGGCTCTAAGTCCACCGGCGATTCGCCGGTATCCGGGTCTACATCTGACCCCACATAGACATAGTTTTCGTCCTGGTCGACCACTGCGATTTTTGTAACGTCTTTTTTCGGTATGCATGTAAAAACGGGATAGCATTCCGCTGTCCCGTCTGGTGTGATCGTTATAGGGCTTGTTGTTATGTCGTGCTGTTGGTATTCGCCGTAGCCTTTCGGGTCGCTACAGGAAAAGGTAAGCGTGCATTTGGTCCAACATGAAGCCTGGCTAATCCGTTCCGGTTTCGTTATGCTGCTAAAATGGCCATAATATTCCCATTCCGATTCATCACTGTAAACCATAGGATATTCATCGTCGCCAAGCGTAATAAAAGCAGTCGCTAAATCGTGAAATTTCTTGCTCGCTTCCTCATTTGAATCAGCCGGGATAATAATGTCAATTTCATCCACGCGCTGACCATAAGAGTTACCGAGAAATATTTTTCCAACCATGCCGGGGACGTCCTGGACATTTTCTGTAATTTCGGGCCCGATAGATTTTCTGATGTCATTAACAATAACGCCAAGATCATTTTTAGAATCTAGGCCGCCGAAATTAAACGTTCGTTCAACCAATGGACATCACCCCCTTAAATACATTTCTTATATTTGTCTCCCGGTTGCTATATTTTTTGTTATTGTCATATAGCTTTTTACCATCGAGGTAAACATTCGGATCAATGTTTGCTACAAGATTTATTAATTGTTTTAGCAGGTTATTTGTATCGGTCATATCAACCGTTACTGCTCCGCTCCCACCTGCGGAAGGCCCGGAAGAACCGTTCCCGCCAAGGATGGCCAATGCCTGCATCATGAGCTGAATTGCCCGGGTTTTATTTGTTAGCGGGATAACCATTTCAGCCTTGTTTCCCTCGCCGATTTTGGCGATCTGTTCGGTTGTCACAAGGCCACCTTTGGCATATCCGTGGCCTTTGCCCAGTGCGCTTAATGTTTTTCCATAACGGTGTTTTGCGTAGTTAAGGGCCGCCAGCAGGTTATCAAATCCGTTAAAAATGTTTCCGTGACCCGGGAATTTATAGGCGTTAAATGTCGCGCTTATTGTCTGCATCAAGCCCTTTGCAAGGTCCCCGGTAATCGTGTTTATATCTGTGTATCCATGTTGGACAGCAAATGGATTGCCACCCGATTCCGTTGCGATTTGGCGCAAAACCTTGTTAACCATTGCTTTGCTCGTAGACAGACCATTCATGGCCAGCGCGCGGATGACATATGGCCTCCAACGCTGGACGCCAGACCCGGACGGGTTTGCCGTCGAGCCAAACATTTTTTTGATCCAGCTTGCCGCATTCTTTATAATCATTTTGGCGGATCCACTGGCTATACCTCTCATAGCACCGGCCAAATTCGCGATTGAATTGCCAGCATATTTTTCAACAACCGTGTTTAATAGCTTAGTAGGATGACTTACATATTTCCAAATGTTATCTCCAATATTTTTAAGTTTGTCCCATCCTCCGGCAATTTTGTCTTTTAACCAACCAATCCCAGATGCATATTTTGGGATGCCTGCCAAAGTCATTATTTTTTTGGTGTTATCGCCGTCCACAACTTGTGTGCCTTTCGGCGCAAACATCATGGTCGGGCGATCTGGCGAAATGAACGTTTTTCCATTCGGGAATTGGATTAATTCTTTACGGTTAGCTCCGTTACCATCTCCGACAATCATTAAGCCGTCATGCGGATGGCCATCGGTGCCTTTTGCATATTGTGGAACGTTCCAATGCTTAATAAGGTGTTTAGCGCCAACCCGTTTTAAAACCCAGTTTACCCCTTTAATTACACCATTTACCGGCTTGCCAATAGCTTTAAGCAATGAGTTTCCGACGTGTTTGCCGGCATTTGCTATTGTTCTGGCGCCGCTTTTTATGCCGCTGGCAATTTTATGCGGCAAAGATTTAAAAATGCCGACAACTTTCGAGCTAAAAGATTTTACTTTTGAAAACATATCGCCAAGTCTGCCACCGGTCAATTTATTTAAAGCGCTAAATCCGCTTTTATAATAGTTTTTAGCAGTATCAAGCGCACTTTTTGTTGTTCTCTTGATGTCTCCACCGAGTTTTGACCACTTACCGGATACCAAATGTTTGAAGGTTTGAGTAGCGTTTTCCAATGTTTTATGGCCACTATGATAAGTCTTTTTCAGCCCGGTAAACATAGATTTAGCTGCTCCGTTTGTATGTTTGTTCAGCCAGCTATGTTTGTTTGACACCTGATTAGCCATGCTTCCAGCCAATTTTACTGCGGTATTTTTCATGTTACTAAATTTTGACTTAACGCCGGAAACCATACCGGAAACGTGAGATTTTACCGAGTTTGCCATTTCTTTTGCTTTTTGCTTGATTCCATTTACAAAATCACGGAATTTTTTCGAGTGCTTATATAGTGAAACTAAACCGATGGCAAGGGTGGCAACGGCTGTAATCACAATACCTATCGGGTTTGCTTTCATTGCAAGGTTCAAAATCCTTTGTGCAACGGCCCATGCTTTTGTAGCTCCCGCGGCTACTTTTTGAGCTGCTGCGACAGCGAGGATTTTCAACCTCTGCGCTGCCCATATCGCACTTGTTTTTCCAAAATTAAATGCCGCTTTAGTCATTATTCCAATCCATCTTCCGGACACTCTTGCTGTGTCACTTATAAACCCTTTAAATTTAACAAGCTGTTTAAATCCACCAACAAGTTGAGCGACGGCAGATATTCCGCCACCGATTGCCATTGTCATGGCTCCCATAGCTGCAGAAATTCCAAAACTGACCGTAACAACCCCGGCGCTTATTGCAATGAAATGCTGTGTAGCCGGCGATAGATGATTAAACCAGTCCACAGCTTTCTGAACTACCTTTGTGATTTTCGACAGGGCCGGCAATAAAGCATATCCAATCGTAATACCAGCAGTTTCGAGGCTTCCTTTCAACTGCTCGATTGTGCCTTTAAGATTTTTCATTTTCTGTTCGGCAACTTCGCTCGCTTTTATTTTGCTGATCGACTTTGCCATATCATCTGCGCCCTTCGCACCTTCTTTATATAGAATGTTGGCCGCCCTGATCGCGTCGGTGCCGAACATGGTCTTAAGTGCATATTGCCGCTGTTCTTCCGTCAAATTTTTCAGGCGGTCATGAAGTAACCCGGAGATTTCTGAAAGAGATTTCAGCTTTCCGTGTTGATCGTAAAAGGCGCTTGATGCAAAGCCGGAGTTTTTCGCGAGTTCTTGGTACTCTTTTTTTACCTTGCTTGCTGATGCTCCGGCGCCGGCTTGAATTTTTGCTAACTTTTGAAGGGCCGCATCTACATCTTTGCTGGAATGCGATGCTGGCTTGATACCTCGATCAACAAGCCATTGATACGCAGCGCCAACGTTTTTAGTTGCGAGCCCGAGTGAATCCATCATATCAGCAGCCGATTTTGTTGACGGCGAAAGGTTAAGCAGCATTGTTTTAAGCGATGTACCTGCGTCCTGCCCTTTTAAGCCGTTTTGGGCCAATTCTGCCAAAGCTGTGTTAGTATCTTTAAAACTCAACCCAACGCCAGCGGCAACCGCAGAAACGGAGGATAATGCGAATTTCATTTCGCTAACATCGGTTGCGGATGCATTTGCCGCGCCGGCCAGTTGGTTTGCCGCATCGGCTACGGAAATATTATCATCCTTGAATGAATTCAAAGCTGTAGAAGCTATTTCTGCAGCATCTTTTAAGCTTAACTCTCCGGCTGTTGCCAAATCGAGCGCGCCCTTTAGCCCACCATTCATAATGTCCTTCGTTGAAACGCCAGCCTTTACCAGTTCTTCAATCCCCTGGGCTGCTTCTGTGGCGGAATATTTTGTCTTACTGCCCATTGTAATGGCCAAGTCCTGCAATGCTTTTCCGTACTTTTTAGCATCGTCTGGATCCATGACAGATTTTACGTTTGACATTTGGCTTTCGAAGTCCATCGCCGACTTTGTTGCCAATCCGAGCCCACTGCCCATCGCTAAAGTGGCCCCACCAAAAAAGCTACTGATTGATTGACCAGTAGCTGAAATTTTATCGGCTGTATTTTGTAATGATTTACGAGCTCTACTCAAATTATCCTGAAACTTAATCATTCTGTCAGAAGAATTGCCAATTGCTCTATCAAGTTTCTTGTATCTATCAATTGCGGCAGCCTGGGCAGCCTCTAATTTTTGGATAGCTAGGCGCTGATCTGCTGTAGCCGAATCGTCCTTGCCTTTAGTCCTGATGAGTTCAGCCAGTTTTGCCTTTTCTTTGTCGATCAGTTGGTTTCGTTTATCAATAACAGTTTTAAGCCCGTTGTATTCCTCTTTGTTAGCGGCCAATGACCGGCCCATTGCTTTATTTTTTTGGACAAGTGCTTGTGTACTTTGTTCAACCCGTGAGATTTCTTCCCGCAGATCATTCATGCCGGATTTTTCATCAGCCAGGGCACGTTCTGTTTGGCTTAATTGTTTTCTATAAAGTGCTTGTTTTTGTATATTATCATTTATTTTTTTCGCTAAGTTTTGGGCTGCTTTTGAATTTTCGGTGCCAGCTTCTACATGTTTTTTGTAACTTGCTGTAAGATGTTCATTTTCTTTTTCGAGTAAGGCGATAGTACTTTTTAAGTCTTTATAATTATTTTCTAATTTACCGAGATTGTCACCTACAGCATCATAAACTTTTAGGTTTGCCCTCATGGTGCTCAATTGAGTTTTAAGGGACCTTTGTATATTTGCCAGTGTGTCCGTGAATTTTGATCCATCCAAGCCGAGTTTAATAACCATGCTGCCCAATGGCTTACCAGTTTGCGGCATATTTTAACCTCCTTTCTTAGATACTATCGAAGAAATCTTCTGCGGACATGACTTTTCGAGGTGTAGAAGATAACATTTCTAAAGCACCAAAATAATCCGATTCGTCAATGTCATGGAAAGAATATCCCGCTTCCATCATTTTTTGATAGAGTTCTTTCATGTTTTCATAGGCTTCTTCCGGCGTTACTTTTTTCCCGTGCCATCATTTTCCCCTACTCCCATTACTTGCTCGAGGACATCAGTTAGAATGTTCATTCCGCTTTCTGCCGGTAGATTGTCCAGGATGTAATCCGGTGTAAGGTCTTTGTCCTCGAACAGATCGACAACGAAATTAAGCAATGCGTCAAATGTTTCTAGTTCGTTCATTCCCTGTATATCTACTTGCAATTTCATTGCCTCACGAGTTTTTCGAAAACTAACAAAATCTTTTTTAAAGACCTGTGTTCTTCCTGTTTCCTGATCAGTGATTTCTAAGCGTACTCCCATTTTTCATCCCTCGTTTCATCATTTTAAAAAAGGCTGGGGATACCCCAGCCATGCCATCAGCCAGCAGCAGGACTAGTAGCAGCCGGCATAATAAATTTTTCAAAATCCTCTTGCGTGGTCCCATCTGCTTCTTTTGCTTTCGCATAAATGTAACCATCTTTTCTAGAAATGCACTGCATGGTAACTTTGTCCTCCGAAAGTTGAGAACCGTTGTTATCCGACGTTTTAATATCTTCACCGTCAAATGTAAATTTGCCTTTTAACAGGCCAAGATAAAGGCCTTTTCCTTGTTTGTCCTTAGAAATAAGCTCCAGGACGCAATAAGGCGGTGTTGTATTTACGCCAACTTTCGTGATTTTAGTTGTGGAATCCTGTTCGCGGCCCAAAATTTTGTTTACCGCTTCCGTTCCCAGATCATCCAGATCAGCCACGGTCAATTCGCATTTAACTTCACTTGTTCCTTTAGCACTTACATAAAACGGCACGTTAGATGCATAGACAACGTTCATATTTGGCGCTAGGCCGGAAATATTGGCCTCAATTGTACCGCCGGATGATCTATCAATTGTAAATGTGTCTGTTACTTTTTCATTTTCATCAAGAATGCTAATTTTAGCCGCATCAAAACCTACTACTGCCATTCTTTTACACTCTCCTTTTTTAATAAAAAGAGCCCGCAGTGCGGACTCGATTTTATTTGTATGTTATTTTTTGAAATCTCCATGTTGTAACAAGCAGGTCAATGGTCGGATCTTTTACCACTCCAAAACTCCAATATTCATACCATCCGGCAGGCTCCATAATATTTGCCAGAATATCATCAAATTCGTTTAGATTTTCATCATCATACGACGTCCATATTTGCAACTGTACGGCGTTTTGTTTGCTAATGGGCCTATTGCTCGCAAAATCATACGGAACGCCTGATATAGGCGTAAGCAAAGCCACAGGGGCACTTTCGACTGTTTGAAATTCTTCTGGGATTAACAGAGCAAAACATTTTTCTGGCGGAATGATGGCAGAAAACTTTTCATCAGCTAACAATAGGTCACGGACCTCTGTTGTTGGCAGCGTCACAGCCCGAACGCCTTCTTTATTTTTTTAGCCATCAAGTCAAAAGCGGCATCTTTCGTTTCCTGCGTCGTCCGCTCGATAAAATGTTGCCCCTCTATGCCTGCGCCCCAATGACGTTTTCCGGATTTATCTACCATACCCCCTGTTCGCATTGTCCCCGTTTCAACAAAATGAACACGCCAATAGGTATCATGGCCATATCCCACAGTTGCTGTACCGTCCCGCCCGACAGATACATGCACATCGTCCTTCATGTGCTTAAATTTCTTGTGTTCCTGGCCATTTTCGTTTTCAAGCTTAAATTGCTCATTCCAGCTGCGGTACTTGCTTTCATCCTCATATGGCGTGTTTTCTTCCAGTCTTTCAGCGACGTATTTTGCGGCAGTTCTGACGGCTTCCCGATTTACCTTGTCACTTTTCCTGGCCATGTTTTTCAGGACCTCATCCACGCCGCCCGTATCGACTTCCACGCTCATTACGTCACCGCCTTTGCAATGATATTGGTAAATTCTTTGTCATATTCTCCGGGCACGATGTTGATAATGTTATATAGCTTGTTTTTATAAGATATTTGGAGCTTGTTGGTAATCTCATAAGCTTGTAAATACCGGATAACAAAAGTGACTGTATCTTCCAGGACTGTACCAACTGTAGACTGCATATCTTTCAGATTTTGCGTGTCCAAACTCGCCCAGCAGCTGTAAACTGGAACAGGCTTTGAACTCGGTATGCCGTTTGCATTCGGTACAGATGACTTTTTCACGAATGTAATGCGGTCATTCAGCTGCCCCGTTGTCCTGTAAGACATAATAATCACCTTTTAGCGACAGAATTAGAGATGTAACCCCGAACGGTACTTCCTGAAATGCTTTTTCGCTTGTTGCTGATCGTGTTTTGTAATAGTGATCTGTCAGCATTAAAACGGCTAAATCAAACCTCGGATTATTATTATAAAAGCCGTCGACATCATCACCGATAGCCTTTTTGATATAATCAGACGCCGCCGAATAGAGCGCTTTAAGCAACTCGTCGTCGGCGTCTGTATCAATTCGTAAAGCCTGTTTGATATTTGAAATATCAACATCAGCCATTATTTATCAACTCGCAGTCGTTCCGGATGTTGATTGCGTCTGATCAGCAATTCCGGCAAAGGATGCTACCACCATCGCCTCCGTGTCCCACAATTCGACATCGAAACGGTCAATCGCCCGAATTTTGGTAGTATCGGTTTCAAACGCCCCGGCTCCGACGTTTGTAGACATCAGTGACAGTCTTTCGCGGTCAAACAGTTTAACTGCTTCCGCCATGTCGCCGATATACAGCGGGTATGTTGGGTTGGACGCTGTCCCACCGTTTGGCAACCACCGGTCAGAAATTACGACCAACTCCTTACCAAACAGGGACGGAACTTGTTTCAATGTTTGCCCAGTTGGCGACGTCGGTGCGAAAGAATCAGCAACCACCATAGGCTGCAGCAAATAACGTCCATCAGAATCTTTAACCTTATCCAGAACATTGAAACCGGATTGGTTAGTGTAAAACCTTGTAGTAGCTCGCAAAGCTGGGTCCAATTGGGTGTTAAAAATGTCCTTTATCCCGTCAATATCCTTAATCGTTTTCTTTTGGACATTCGGAAGTTTATCAAGTGCTGCCAAAATAGCATTGTTGCGCGTCACAACTTGCTTTTTAGCAAGCCACTGCTCAATGTAAGCTACAATCTGCTCAGCCGTATCTTTAAGCAGCGTATTCGACAGCGTAGAAATGCCGGCATAGCGTTTAATCATATATTTGACCAGCGTGAAATTCGGATCGTCGTTGTTTCCGATTGTGCCGAATTCGTCATCAATATTTGTGAACGGTGTTACATCCGTCCATTTTTCCAGAACGCGCGATCCGCTCGACGTAGAAACAGGAATTACACCAACATATTGCTCAAGCGAATTATATTGGCGCTTCAAAGCATTGATATTCGTTTGAATGTCTTGCGGAATTGTTAAGCCCGCGCCGTTCCCGTCGCTGTCAAGACTTGACCCGATCGCATTTTGCGGCTGGAATTTGCCGGTCATCAAGTCCTTAAAATCTTTCGCAAATTGCTTAACCATGTTTTCTGGCACCTCTTGGCGGCTAATTTTTGGCTCGGATGCCGGCTCAAGATTTTTTGCGTTTGCTTCAGCTTCATCTAGTTGCTGTTTCGCAAGATCACGTTTTGCTTTTGCTGTCTCCAGCTTATTTTTTAGATCGTTAATAGCATCGACTGTGATGCTATCATCCACAAGGGCAGTTTGAATTTGATTTTGAATATCGGACACTTTTTGCCCTGCTTCAATCCAGGCATTTCTTAATTGCTCAATGTTCATGTTATCATTCTCCTTTTAATGCTTTTAGTTTTTTGGCAAGCAAATTGCTTTCTGACCGTTTTTCTGGCTCTGTGGAAGGATCAATAAGAGCCTTTGGAACGTTTTTATATCGCCCGGCCCATTCCTGGGAAATGGATGCTGCTGCTTGATTTGCACTTAAAATTTTGTCACATAGACCGTAATCAAATGCTTCTTGTGCAGAAAGCCAAGTCTCTGCATCCATTAGCTGCGTAATCGTCTCCAAATCCAGCTTGTCGCCGGATTTTTCAAGGTAGACTTGCTTCAAGCTGTCTGCGATATGGTCCAGATCGTCAGCCTGTTTTCTAAAATCTGCTGCGTTTCCGTAGGCAAATGACCACGGGTTGTGAACCATCATCATTGCGTTTGAAGGCATGAAAATAGTGTCTCCGCTCATGGCGATCACGCTTGCGATAGAGGCAGCAACCCCATCTATATAACAATTTACCTGTGCTTTATGCTGCTTAATCATGTTTCCAATGGCGATGCCGTCAAACACATCCCCGCCCGGGCTGTTAATGTGCAAATTGATGGTCGACACATCTCCGAGCGCATCCAAATCGCGTTTAAAAGTGCTGGCCGACGTATCAGACTCATCCAATTCCCACCCACTTGTGGTTATTTCACCAAAAATAAAAACATCCGCACTATTTTCCCCGGATGCTTGCATTTTCCAAAATTTATTTGGCTGTTTTGCTTTCGGCACTTGATCCACCTCCTTTCCGTTCAGTTGCTGGTGTATCTATGGTGTATAAATCTCCAGAAACCCATAGTTTATTAGCGTTAGGATCATTATCAGGCGGCAAATCCTCTAAAATTCGGACATCATTCGGTGTTAAAAATCCGCTTCTGATGCCGATTTGATAAAATGATCCACGCGTTTTTGTGTCGCCTCTTAGCAAAGCATTCATGTTAAACTTGAAATGGTAGCCTTTTTTTCGTTGTGCTTCCGTCAATAATTTTTTGTTGAATTCTTCCTCATATTGCCGGATAGTTGCCGCTAAATTGCCGGTAACAAATTCCAAATTCAATTGTTCAAGCGAATTATATGATCCATTCGAATTGCCCAGAAAGTGTTCCGGTATGTTGTAAACCATGGCGACCTTTGACCGCGTGACCTGGTCAACGTCAAGAAGTTTAGAGTCAACAAGATCGCGTTCAATTCTGCTGATTGTCACGCCGTTTTCTTCGAATAGTACGCCGCCATTGTCTTTATAAAACTGTGCGATTCGCTTTACAATTTCTTTTTGCTGCTCCTCGTCCATATTGGTGTCATAATGGACAATAAACCCTTCATTTGTTCCGACTAATTGATCAAGTGAAATTTTTTTCACTTGTAAATCATAATCAATTGTATTTTTTAACAATTGCATCGGATTTACGCCTTTTACAGACCCAAAACGAGGAAATTTAAGATGCAACATCTGCGTATAGTGCATATACATCGTTTCTTTTACCATACCGTTATCAATCGCCGATACGGCATAATAAAGTTCGCCTGTCTTCACGTCAAATAAAGGCTGGCAGGCTTCCGGTTTAACCAGCGCCAAATCAACAATATTTCCGTTAATATCCCGGAAAATTTGCACATACACATTTCCTTTTAGGTTCCTAAGTGCCTCGATGTCGCGTCTAAAATCAAATCCGGTAAAATATCTAGGCCCATTCACTAGCAAATTATATGCCGGCACGTCTGTGGGCTCATTATAGGACCCATCATACAGTTTTAATGGCATGCTAGCAAATGTATTGGAAACCCTGCTGATCGCGCTGAAAATCGACTCTGAAAGCTCTCCGACGTTATTAAACAAATCGGATGATGAAAGATCATTGATTGAGTAAAAATTTGATTGTACGGATACAAGGTTTTTGAAAAACCGTTTTATCCGATCTTTTAGTTTCGTTTCCATCACCCCCTTACAGCTTTTTGAGATCGCTAACGCTGAAGAATGAAACCTTCGCAGGTCCTGCCGGCTTAATCAGCATTGGAATAGCAAACGTGTGGGCGTTCAAAGTGGCCGCAAAACCATCAATTTTTCGGTTTTTCGACTGCTTTGTAGGGATCCAGTTTTTGTTCCTGTCCTCTACAAGCCGCACATTGTTCAAGTACCATCTATAAATCTTGCTATTGTTGAAAATAACTTTACCATCAAGCATTAATTCCTTGAAGTTTTGCAATGGCCCGCCGAGTGTTGTAAATCCCTGGATAACTTTTTCGGTATCAAAACCGTAATCTTCTAGGGCCTTGTTTAAAAATAAGGCCTTTGCCTTGTCATATCCGATTTTTTTAATCTTATAGATTTGAGATTTCTCGACAAACCAATCAAATACATATTCATATTTCACGTAATCACCTGGCACAATGGTCAAATCTCCGGCTGTCTCCCATTCTCTCAATCGCGGCTGGTTGTTGTCGCGATCATATCGGGCTTGCGGTATCCAGCTATGATGCATAATAAATATGCTGCCGTCATCCAATGGAAATTCAAGCACAGCCGCTGTGAAGTCTTCCGTTTCTGATAAGTCGTATCCGCCAAAGCAGACGCGGCCTTTCAATGTATCGACATCAATCACGCGGTTGTTCTTATTTATCGTAGCAACATCAACAAATGACAGCTCGTCAACATCGCTAAAGATGTTAAATTGTTTTGTCATCCAGTCGGCCTTTTCTTGTGGGCTTTTCCTGTCCTTTTTCCAGTCGGAAACGAGGTTCACAAAGTCCATCAATCCAATGTTCGGGTTTGCCTTGATCCAAAGTTCCGGGTGATCAGCTTCTTCCGTCTTGTCCAATTTGGCGATAAAGTAAAATGTCCTTTCGTCCAAATTTTCATCCAAGCTTTCTAAGCATTCATGCGCTGAATCGTAATAGCTCATCAATGGGCCATCTAGTACATATCCAGCCGTTGTAATGTATATGATTAATGGCTGTTTACGGGCGCCCCTTGATTTTTTAATAACGTTGATCAGCTTAAAATCCTTAAACTCGTGTATTTCATCAAATATGCCTAAGTGCGTATTCAATCCGTCAAGACGTTTACTGTCGGATGCCCTGGCTTCAATCTTCGAATAGGTCTTGTCATATTTGATTACGGACCGCTGCGGCTTGTATCGTTTAGATAAATAAGGCGATTTTTCAACCATCGCTTTCGCTTCGTCAAACAATTCATGCGCCTGCTGCTCGGCGTTTGCCAAAACATAAATACGGGCACCATTTTCGCCGTCAAAGCCCAGCATATAATTCGATAAACCGGAAATAAGCGTTGTTTTCCCGTTTTTCCGGCCAACAAATACCAGGCCTTCACGGAAACGTCGGATCCCGGTATCTTTATGCACCCATCCGAACAGATTGCCGATGACAAAATGTTGCCATGGTTGAAGGACCAACCGATCAAAGTCGCCTTTTGACGGTTTACATTTCTGCTCGATAAATCTAATCGGACGATGCGCCTTTTTCTCATCAAAGACCCACGGAAAATCATCCGTTCCCTGGCGCTCCAAATCTCGCAGATGCCGCTTTGCCGCCAGAATATTCTCTTTGCTAGCTGGAATTGATCCGTCAACAAGCCTTTCTGCGTACCATGTTGTTAAAAGTTCCGGATAGGGTTGCTCGAGAATGCCTCCCCAGCTTTTTTGCTCCGCAAGATAGCCTTCCCACCATTCTTCAAGCTCGGAATAGTTCATTTCCAGCAAAGGCTTAGAAATCGTCGTCGTCATCTTCCTCATCTTTGCTTAGATTAATGGCTAATCTTGCTCTTGAAGCCGGGGAAAGCCCTAAATCAGATCCGAAAGATCGCATTTGCATTGCTGCATCTTTCATGCGCAAAATAAAAGGGTTTGGCCTGTCGCCAACCCATAGCCCGTTCTCTTTAATTTGTTTTTTAAACGTTAAATATTGTGAATAGGCATCACAGTACATGGCGAGATGCCCGATGTCGGCCTCATTGATCAGCTCAACACTCAACAATAATTTTGCCAAACGTTTAAATTCCTTTTTAGCTGTTTCATCAAGCCACGACGGCGGGTTCACATGCGCGGCGCTCATTTTCATTTTTTCTTCTTTTTCTGCCCGCCGTTTTAGCTCATTGGTGTTTTTCTTTGCTGGGTTGCCCTGGAGCAATTGCAAGCGTGCATTTTTTGCTGGCGTCGGCATATTATCACCACCCTTCGTAAACTTTTTGAAAATTTTGGCTGAACTGGCCGGCTAAAAAATATTGATCGGCGGCAATATTGTGAAGGTAGGTGCGCACCGTTTATATGACGACGGGCTTTTCGATTTTGGAGGCAGGGGGGCTACCCAATCACCTCGTTGTTTGCGTAAAATTTGAAAATATCTTTTCGCCGCTTCGGTTTTTTCTCACCGCCTGGCTTTTCCGGGTGCTCTTTGTTGTGGCATGCCGGACAAATCGTTTCCAGATTGTCCATGTCAAGCGCCTTTTCCGGTGCATCCTTGAGCGCTTCAATATGGTGCACGATGTTTGCCTGCGTGATGATGCCACGTCTCAAGCACTCCTGACACAGATAATGGTCCCGGATGAGCACAGCCTTCCTGCACCGTCTCCACGCTGATGATGCGTAGAATTGTTTGGCTGATTCGTCAGTGTACCTAATCATCCACAGCATCAATATCCTTTAGCTCATCCGCCAGTGCCTTTGCATGCCGAGCAATTGCATCAAGCTTTTGTGTCAGCTTGCTACTGTCAATGTCAACCGTTACATGCATTTCAGATAATGGTTTATGATCCGTTTCCTTTGTGCCATGTAGATTTGGCCTGATTCTCGCGCTTGGAATGTCCATCATTTCCTTCTAATAGCTCCCCTCCTGCGTTCGTATATGTCCCGATGTATGCCCATTAATTCTTCCCATTCGTGCATACTTGATGGAGGTTTGCTATCTCTCATATGTGCACGAAACTTCTTACGCTGTTCGTTTGATAACCGTTCATTTAGTTTCATATCCCATCCACCGCTCGTTTGTATATTAAAAGCGCCCATCCATATGGATAGACGCTTGAGGCAGAACCACCAAATGCTGTTTCCGCAGCATTTTTAATTCTTTCGATACTACAATAATATCAGGTTAAAAGACGAATGATCATCACAGTTTCTTTATAAATCATTCGCGTTTTCTTTATTTTGTCTTTGCGAAATACTCTGCCGAATTTTTTATTGTTCTTCTTAAAGTATTCTGTCCTACAGGTGTCAAATTTACAAAATCAAGCCTCTCATGTAGTTCTTCAAGATAATAATCTTTCAACAATCTTCCAATAGAGGCATTAAAGAATAAAGAAGCAAATGCGTCAACTCCGGCAAAGTCGAGTACAATTTTTTGATTTTCCTTAATATGATCCATTATTACTTTGTATAATATGTCTCCATTTCTTTTTGAAAGACCACTCCTACCTATATGCTCTCGAACGTATATTCTAGTCATAGAACGCTCCCTCCTTAAATAATGAAAAACCCGCCTGTATACTCTTCTCGCCTATTTTTTATAAACTTCAATTCGCATTGCGATAGCAAACTTATAAAACATTCGTGGCTTAAACTTTGTATAGTAATAGGTTTCTCCCATTCCTAGCTTGTTGTATACTTCATAATCATAAAGTTCTTCATCTCCCATGTACTTTAGAATAAATGCCTCTCTCTCGCGCGGAGAAAGCCTATTTACCGCCTTCGCAAACCGGGTAATGTATTCCATCCTCTCACGTTCAAAGTCCGCCATACGGATTGCTGAGTCCTCTGTGGACGAGTGAAAAGCATTTGTGTTTGTCGGCGGAATCATGGAATAACTGGCTGTTATCTTTGGCAAAAACTCATCTTCTGTTTGAAGTGAGTAATATCTATATTTTGCAATGGCTTTTTCGACGTTTTTTTGTGTGGCATCTCTATCTATTTCGGGAATCAACAACGATAATTGGTCTACCATTCCAAGCCCTCCCAGTGTAAAATATAGGTAGCTGAACAAATATTTTACGGACTAGGGAAAGCCTGGTCTTTTTTTGTTTCAATCTACCCCTGTACTTCCAAAGCCTTTGTTACTTCGCTCTGTATCGCTTAATTTGTCTACTTCTTTGAAATCCATTTTAGCAACCGGAGCAATAACACCTTGCGCAATTCTGTCGCCTTTGCGGATGATGTACGTTTCATTCGGATAGATTTCGCCGTCCGTCCGATAATCGTTCCCGTCAATATGCGAGAGATATGGCACAACATTTTCGAACGGATCCTCGGCAATATTATCGACAATCACGCCAACCTCTCCGCGATATCCTGCATCGACGGTGCCCAGTTGCACACGCAATTTTGTTTTTAACGTGATGCCTGACCGTGGCCGCACCTGTAATTCATATCCTGCTGGTATTTCAAATGCAAGGCCTGTTTTTACGAGTACCGTTTCACCTGGCTTGATAGTGACATCTTCCACAGCGACAAGGTCAAAGCCTGAATCGCCAGCATGTGCATATTTCGGAATCACTGCATCCGGATGCAATCGTTTAATTTTGATACTCATTCCTTCATTTCCCTCCTCAACAATCTTTTTAATTTTAAATTTTCCCTTATCTCTGCCGACAATTTTTTACGCAGTATGGCATTTTCTTTCGCCATATATTGCAGGCCGTCCAGCAATTCTTCGATAAGCATTTGCTGCCAATCGTAAGCATCATCCGGGCAGTCATCCAGCGTCTGCCCATATGTTTCACATCCTTTTGAAATACGGGCATTTAGATTCCTAGCAATCATAATCATTATTTTTTCTGCGATATCTGAACTTGCTAACCTTGCCATTTTCTCGCTCCCCTATACTGATTTTTGTGAATAAGCGCGTACTCTTGGCCGCTTACCATAATTTTTGTCGGCAGTCCGCGCTTTACCTTAAGCACAGTAACGACAGGACGATATTTATCGCCTTTTTTGCGTGTCTTCATTTTTTTGCACCTCGTGTAAGGCACGTTTTCGGCAGGATGCCTTGTTTAATTAAATCCTTGTCCCGTATGCCATGGCGACTTTTCCAATATTGAAGGGTTCTAAGTTTAATATTTTTAATTCTCGCGATTTCTCGTACTTGTAATCCTTTTTTTCGCAAATTTATATATTCTTCCATTGTTATATTTACTTTGCTTTTTTCGGAGTGTTTGCCCATGTGCCTAGCGTTGTAAATTAGTTTTTTGAATTCCTTGCTTTTAGGATCCATGTCTAATGATTTGGCAATGTCCTTTTCTTCTACTCCTCTTCTAAGTAAATAGTTTAATTCGCTAATTTTCATATCATATCCTTTCTCCAAAACTTTTATTGTTCGCCATGTATAGATTGCGTTCATTTTTTCACCGCCTTCATCATTTTTGCTGTCCATTGGTTAACCATCTTTACGCCGGCAAATCTTCTTTTTCCATCCGCCGTGTATTCAAAATCCTTCCGCCATTCGCCCGTGTTCGTAATAGGGGAAATCAGTTCATATCCGCGTTTCTGCAAGTCCTCCACAGCTTGCTGTATTTCTTTTTTAGTCCGTCTGTGTAACGTTACCGGGTACATATTATTTAGCCCTCACTTTCGGTATTTCGGTTCCGCCCATTCGCTTGCAATCCATCCCGTGCCGGCTAGAACATATTTTGTAAAGGGAACAGTGTGTCAAGCACACCATTTCCCTATCTTCCTTTATCATCCACGGCTTGCGATCATCTGCCAAAATTACTTTGTTGTTCAAAGGCATCACCTCTTTTTATAGTTTTGTACGCTTTTTCCAATTCGCTTAAAGATAGCTCATACAGCTGCTTACCATCAGCCGTTTTAAAATAGCCGAGTGCAAGCAATTTTTCTTTCAGTTCGTCTTTACGCTGTTCAATTTCATTAAATGCCACCCTTTTATATTCCTCCTTTTGCTACATTGGTAAGATGCTCGTATTTTTTCTTAAGTATTTGAATGGTTTCTTGGACTGCGATCATAGCATTTCTCCATCTTTGCGCTTCTGCTTCCGCCAGTGCTTCATTTCGTCTTGCTTCTGCACCGATCACCTCCGCGGCCGCTTCCTTTTCTTTTGCTGTTTTGTACGTCACACCATCAAGTTCAGCACCGTAAACAATGGCGCTTGCGATTGTTTCCCGCCTTTTGGCTTCTGCCAGTTTCCAGGCTTTCACGGATTCGGCGTGAAGACCGCCGATGATCTCCAGCACCTGTCCGTAGATGGAAAGCTTGTCCATTAATTCTTTTGGTAGTTCCTCATTTAGTGCATTCGCCTTCTTGTAAAGCTGCGCAAGTTTTTCAGCGCGGTTCATAAAATCTTCGTCCAATCGTTATTAATAAATCGGATCCGCACTGGCTCCAGGATGTACGATCCCTTCCCAAAGCTTTGCATATTTCCGTATTTTGTACCGCAGCTTTCACAATTAACAACTGTTAACACCTTCAAATGTTTAAATGCGTTATTCGTAAAAATTCCGTTCAGATGAAATGCGTTATTCCCACAGTCCGGACAAGTAAATGTATCGTTTTCCTGCCCTAAAATTTCGATATCACTTGCCACGTTTTTCATCTCGCTTTCTCTTTTTATATTCATCCATTGTGATCCATCCGCCGTATTTTTTTACATACTTTACAACGGTTAATGTGTATGGATAACGCTTTTCAAATAACTTTCGTTTTAGCCTAAATTCCGGCGTTTCATAGCCTTTTACGTCCACGATTTCAATTGTCCCGTCATTGTGGATAATCTTAAAATCCGCCCGGTACTCTATCTTTCTGAAAGTCTTGCCATTCTTCCTGAAGCTATCTTGCAGCAAAAATACCGGTTGCCTTTCAAACGCCCGTATTTGCCCTGTACGGCGTTTTTCTTCCAGCATGATAAAATAGTCGGCTTCTAATTTAGAATCGAAATTTACCCCATCTACGGACGTCCTGCGGGCATTATACTTTGTCAACCTGTTCTACCTTCTCCCGATACAATTCTTCCAATTCTTCATCCGATAAGTTTTCTAAATACTCGCGGTTGTAATTAGTCAACATCTCAATTTGAAAACACATCATTTCCCTATCCATCATCAGAATGGCAGATCCTCCTCATTAATATCTATCGTCTCACTTCCGGGCTGAAATGGATCCGACGGGTCCGACGTGTACCGTGGTTCTTTCTTCTTTTGCTCCTGCTGTTTTGGCTCTAAGAATGAAACCTGGTCGGCAACAACTTCCGTCACATACACCCGTCGCCCATCCTGGCCTTCATAGTTTCGCGTTTGGATGCGGCCGTCCACGCCTGCAAGCGATCCCTTATTTAAATAGTTTGCGACGTTTTCCGCCGTTTTCCGCCAGGCGACAACATTTATAAAATCTGCTTGTTGCTCGCCGTTGTTTTTAAATGGCCGGTTAACAGCCAAGGTAAAATTCACAACTGCCACCCCGTTTTGCGTATATTTAAGTTCAGGATCGGCTGTTAATCTTCCCACTAAAATTGTTCTGTTCATCATGTTTCTCTTCTCCCTCCATAAATTTTTCAAATTCTTCATCCGTTGTATTCGGGATCAGGCCGGCTTTGAATAGATCATATTTGTCTGCCCAAAACCATGGGCCATATAGCTTTTCGTGCAGTTTTTCCAACTCTTTTCGCAGCTGCTCATTTTGGTGCGGGCTGTATTTCCCGCGGTGATGCTCCGCGCACAAAAACCGTATGTTTCGCCATCTCCCGCGGCCGCCGGCAGATTTAAAGCGTACATGGTGCGCTTCCAGGTTTTCGGTCGTCCCGCATACAAAACAAAATGCACCGTGTTTTTGTAAAGCCTGGTTATACTGTTCCTTTGTGATTTTCCCGCGCACCGACGCCATCGGGACCCGCCGGCCCTTTATTGTTTCGCCTTTCTTTTTGCGTCCTTTCCGCGGCTTTTTCCCAAGCTGTCGCTCTTTTGGATATGGCCTGTATTTAAATTCCATAGGCCATATTCCTTTCATAAATAAACGCCAGGGATGGGAATTTATTGTGCTCTTTGCGTAGGCTCCGGAATGTCACGTATTCTTTCCCGCGCAAAAGGCCAAAATCAATATCATATTCATAACAATTTACCGGATCACGGTTAAACTTGGACCGAAAAAACATCATGGCATCCTGTTTGGTTTCGGCGAAAATAAAAGCAAATTGGTTTTTGTTTAACTTTAGCGAGTATATTTTCACCTTGTTAACTCCCAAGATGTTCTTTTCATAAGACTGCCGGAATTTTTCCTGATCAATTTCTGCCCGGAAAATCTTACTCGCGTCGTCATCCAAATTGATTTTTCCGTCCGACAGCAAGCAATGGATGTAATGAGCCATAAATGGTTCTTCGTAACGGATGGCATCCTGGTATACATCCCTAACCTTCATCCTCGATCACCCCCGTAAACTCGTTGTATCGTGCTAAAACTGTGCCGACAGGGCCATTTCTTTGTTTCGACAATATAATCTCGAGCGTGTCGTCATTAATTTCTTTGTTGTAATACTTTTCTCGATACAAGAATATGATTAAATCAGCATCCTGTTCCACGCTCCCAGACTCTCGGATATCGGACATCATTGGCCGTTTGTTATTTCTTGCTTCGACTGCCCGGGAAAGCTGGGCTAAACAGATAACCGGAATGTTAAATTCTTTGGCCATGTTTTTAAGGTTTCTGGATATCTCCGTAACCTGCTGGTGCGCATTTCCACCATAAAACTGTTCCGGCCGAATAAGTGTTAAATAATCGATAAACACAATCGGCTTTTGGTCCGGAAACTTATGCATTAGTTTCCTGGTCTTTGCCCGCATCTCCGAAATTGTCTGGCCAGCCTTATCAAATATCTGGATGTTTGTATTTGCCACTTTACCGATGACAGCTGACCAAACATTTTTCTGCTTTTCGGATAGGGCAGACAGATTATTCATTTTCAGACGGTTTATACGGCCCGTAGAAGCTATCAGTCTATTGGTTATGAGCTCCTTCGACATCTCGAGGGAAAAGACAATTGGCAGACGCCCAGACCATCCAGCCTGCTTTGCAAAATGCAGCATTACGTCCGTTTTCCCCATGCTTGGCCGGGCTGCTATAATTGTCAGCTCTCCGTCTTGGAAACCGTTCGTCATTTGATTAAGCCTGGTAAGACCGGTTGTTACGCCCTTCTTTTCTTGCTCTTTTTGCCAGGGCGCTTCAAACATTTTTACAAGGGCGTCCGTTATCGGCGTATAGTCGTCAATTTGCTGTTCATTTATAGCATCCAGGCTGGATATTACTTTTCCAATCTCCCAATTTTCTTCACGGGCAACCGTTAGGATGTTTGTTTTCTCGCGATTTTTCCAGGACTCGATTATAAGTTGCTCATATTCCTCATACTTTTCCGGGTTAGCATAGCTTTCAATTTCATTCAGATACGACACGCCGCCAAATGTTTCAGGATCCGCTAGAGTGGTTAAAGAAATGATGTCAACGCTTTTGTTTTCTTTATGTAAATCCCTCATGATGTTGAATAAACGTTGATTTCTAGCGTCTTCAAATTGTTCCGGTCTAACTGTCGTATCCGCAATCAGATAGTTTTCTTTCAAAAAGCTTCCTAAGAGTGCTTTTTCGGCTAACATTAATCCTCACCAGCATTGATGTCGTATTCAAATTCTTTCGGGCGGGTAGGAGTATTTGAGTCGCCAGTAACATAATCTTGATTTAGATAGCTTTCAAATTTTGTTCCGAACAATGTTTCTGGTCTAAGATATTGATTCATTTTCGTATCATGCAGCCATTCAGCTGTTTTTTTGTCTATAACAGTCTGAAAATCTTTTAACCTAAAACCTTCATTCCACCTTGCTTTAATAAGTCTTTGTGTAGCTTTTGTATTTGGGCGGAAATTTTTATGGGCCGCATCGTTGAGATAGGTGACTATCTCAACATAAGGTATATTATTTGTATTATTAATAGATGTATTATTCTTCCGGAACTTTTCTTCCGGAGGGTGCGGAAGATTTTTTCCTAAGGGTAGGAACTTTTCTTCCGGAGGGTGCGGAAGATTTTTTCCTGTATCGATAGTAATAATTCTTTGCTCGACTTGTTTACTTGCATTCCTAATTATTTTTCTTTTGATATATCCACTTTCTTCAAGTGAATTTATCCACATCCTTATGGTCCTATCACTAACACCATATAAATCTGAGAAGTAAGCATTTCCCGCCCAGCAATACCCCTTTTCATTACATAGCGCTGTGATTTCTCCATAAAGAAGTTTTGCATTTGGCTGTAATTTTTTATCGTATCTTACATCAGCTGGAATAATTGCATAATAGCTTTTATGCATGTCTTCACCCTCTTTATGCTCCTTGTTTCTCCGATGCTGCTTTAATCCACTTGTCCAATTTCTTAATGGCCGCCATTGCCTGCCTGCCGGTCAATTCTTCAAAGCTCGTAATTTTTAGTGCTTCATAAACTTTTTCCGGCGGCTGGTTACGTGCCTGTGCGAATTCCAGGGCTTTTGTTTTTATCTCACCAATCTGTTCCGGCGTCACCATTTCATTTTGTTGTAACTTTGCATTTTCCACTTCTTCCTTGCTGGCGATACTTTTTTTGATTTCAAATCCCATTAATGCTAAAGCACGCCCAACCGCTGATGTTTCACAATTTTCAAGAGCAGAGGTTTTGTTTATGAACGTGCTGCCTTCCTTTTCATAAGCAAATCCGTTTGCACTTGGAATATTGTCTGTCAGATTTTTATAGATGCTTGCTTTCATAACGATAACGCCGTTTTCCCAGCTAATAATTTCTGTTTCAATCCTGCCGTCCGGGTATTTTTCCCAAAATTTTTCTACTCGAACATTTACCTCCACATAGTCTTTTAATGCTTCTTTTCTGTTACCTTGCTGTTGAGCCATTATTCACTCACCTCGATGGTAAAGGATGTTTGTTCCGGCTTAATTGCAACCCCTGGAACGTACATCCCGGTTGACGTATCGACAACAACCGCTTTCCCATCAACTTCCGCTATTTTCAAATTCTTTTTCAGATCTCCCCATTTAACCGATTTTTTTACAAACTCATCCAGACCGTTTTCTACAACATATTCAAGCAGCTTATTTTCGTCCTGTTTTTCCGGCGCCGGTTTGCTCGTCCGACTTTTTGACTTTCCAAACGGCGTAGATATCGTTTTTGCTTTTGGATCCTCAGCCAGCTGTTTGGCGTGGTACCGCTGGATCAGACCTTCAAAAAATTCCATATCTCCCCGGATGGATTTCTTTTGTTCCGCTTCCCAGTCGTCAATTCGTTGCCGTTCCTGCTGTGCAATTTTTACAATTTCATTTTCCTTTGCCTTGTACGCTGCTAGCTTCCTAAAAGCCCAGGTCAGGCTTTCCATGTTCGTAATTTCAAAATGCTGGCGTTCTTCCGCCGGCTGTTCTTCCCATTCTTGCAATTCAGCTTGCTGGAGTTCGTTCATACGTTTGTTCCCCTTTCAAAATTTATTTGTTTGTTGTAAACTATCATCAAAGTTCACTTTCCAATTTGCTCCTGTTCCAGCAGGGGCTTTTCCTAATCAAAAAATGATGTGACGTAAAAATTTTCTTCTTTCACTTCAATCCAGCTCGTTTCTTTACCGCGGCCGTATTTCCCCTTGCACCCGCAGATTTTCTGGATTGTTTCATCCGCGTCGCGACGGGTTTTGTCGTCGTACAAATAAACTCTGATTGTAGCGCCTTTCTCGAGCGCCTTTTTAACGATTTCCAATTTCTGCTCGTTCGTCATCAGCGTTCACCTCCTTTCAATTTTTTCTATATATCCCTTATGCACCCATGAAGCCGGCGGATAGTATTCGCTATATCCTTCGGCCAGATATCCAATTGGTACGGGATCGCCGGCAATCCGGTCGGACTTTTTGTCCTGCGCTTTTTTCGTCCACACCCAAGGGTTTTGCTTCATCTCAATATCTCCAGGGCATATGCCATAAGCAAAATGGATTTCTGCTTCGCTGTCAGCCGCGTCCAGGCGCCTGCTTTTATTAACATGCTGATCACCTCCCCATAAATATTTGGGCAAAATATTTATGAAGAAAATCTTCCATCCTGTCAGCCAGAAAACACCATTTGTCACCTTGCGACTGCGGATAATAAACCGGGCCGCCGTTTTCCAAGTCCAAAATCTTTTTGTATTCGGGACGGAGTAAAATTTTTTCTTTCAGCCAAACGTGACTGCGACCGGTGCGCTCTACAAGGTCCTTCATCGACCACCAGACTTTTTCTTCTGGTTTCACGATGCCTCACCTTCCTGGTCACGCTCGATGATTGGCAAAATGCCTTCATTTTTCAGCAACGCGTAAATAAACAATCTGCCTTTCTGCGTCCATTTGGTGCTTACTCGTGCTTTATCAGCGTCGATCACATGCGTTGTTGTTTGCGTGTACCCTTTGTCCTGGTACTTTGCATACAGCAGCCAAATATCGCCTTGCTTATATTGGACGCCTAGTTCATGTAACTTTTTATTCAATGCCATCCCACTCATGCCGTAATCTTTCGCGATTTTAGTTATGGATAGCAATGACTTATTCTGCAAAATTAAATCGTAATATGACGCTTTCGGCTGCAGTTCGTTCACCTGCTGGGTAAGCACTAAATTGTCCGTTTGCAGTTTCTGCCTTTCCTGTTCTTCTTCAATCCAACGCTTCGCCCGCTCAATTGGATCAGCGACCATGTAAGAAGGTTGGTTCGCCAATTCAATCTGCTCACGCATCCGTTTAAATTCTTTGATAAACCGCACTTTAAATTTCATTGCTTCCGGCGTTGTGTAAGCCATGGAAACTAATGTAAACGCATCTTCAGTAAGATTGTATTTTCGATACTCCCGGCCGCGTTCGTTGGTGTAAGTTGACTCCTCAAAGTTGTGGAGTGAAAATTCTTGTTCACCTGCTTCCTGGAGCTTGGTTATTTGATTTTCAATATCGCGTAAAACAGCGTCATGCCTTTTTCCAAAAACTTCAGCAACTGTCAAGCTGTCAGTAACCGGTGTATTGTCATGGATAAAAACAAGTTCTCCCATGTAAATGCCCTCCTTAATTTGCAATCTTGAATTCACTTTTGGCTTTATCGCTAAAAGCGATATGATTATCAAAAAAAATATAATCGAGTGGGATGCAGTACAGTTCAGAAATTTTCTTCATGTACTTATAAGAAATATTAGAAGGATCCTTTTCCCAACTTCTAAGTGTTTCGCGCGTAACTCCAAGCTTTTTTGCCGCCTCTTCCTGTGTCAGACCAAGTCTAACGCGCAGTGCAGGAAGCGTCATTTTTAAATACGTTGGAATTCTTTCCATCATTTTCCCTCCTTTCTATGTCTCTATTATATATCGCTTTTTGCGATATTGCAACAAAAAATTTTCTTTTTGCGATATTTTTTTTGCATAATGCATTGCATTATCGCAAAAAGCATATATAATTGAAGATAAAGGGAGGTGATGATAACGTTGGCTAGCAAAGACATAAAAGAAATATTCGCGGAAAACTTTAAACAATATAGAGAAAAAAGCGATAAAACTACAAGCGAATTAGCTGAAGCGCTCGGTGTCGCTCAATCGACTATATCAGACTGGGAAAATGCTAAAAAAATGCCAAGAGCTGGAGCACTTGAAAAAATCAGTGAGTATTTCAAGATTAACAAATCTGATTTGCTTTTAGATAAGAACGAAAACATAGCAGAAGGAAAATCTGAAATAGCCATGCTTCCTATTGTTGCAAAAATTTCTTGCGGAAACGGAGTTGTTGCTTACGAAAATATAGAAGGTTACGTCGCAACGCCACGTGAATGGTTAAATGGTGGTGAATACATTTATGTTAGAGCGAAAGGAGATAGTATGATTAATGCCCGTATAATGGATGGTGATTTGCTCTTGATTCGCAGGCAGGAAGAGGTAGAAAATGGAGAAATTGCCGCGGTCCTTGTAGATGATGAGGCATTACTAAAAAGAGTATACAAGACTGAAAATGCTTTAATTTTGCAAAGTGAAAATCCACACTATCCGCCAATTGTGCTGGATGAAAACTATAATGTAAGAATAATAGGCAAGCTGAAAAGAAATGTAATTGAGTATTAAAATGTTTGGCCAAGCATTTTATTAGGCGGGTAGCTCCCGCCTATTTTAATATCTGGAAGGTGGTAAAATGGCAAGCATACAAAAGTTAGGCAATGGTTGGCGCTATCGTGTGTCTTACAAAGATGCCGGCAAATATAAGACCAAAACGAAAGGCGGTTTTCGGACGAAAAAAGAATGCGAACTGGCTGCTGCTGAAGTGGAAAAAAAGTTGCATGTAGGGATGGACATTTCAGCCGGCGATCAATTGTTTTCAGAATACATGCGGACGTGGTTTGAGGTATACAAAAAAGGAAAGTACGACATAGAGCATGAAAGAAACATTGAACGGTCCGTAAGGCTTGTCGAAAAGTATTTTGCAGGCGTTAAGCTTAAAGAGATTACCAGGGTAATGTACCAAAAATTTTTAAACGAAATTGCTAAGGGACACACCCGGGAAACGGTAAAAAAACGGCATACCTATATAAAGGCGTGCCTGCAAGAAGCGATACAGGACGGCATAATATTTAAGGATCCGACATATAAGGTAATTATTAAAGGGGAAAAAGATGCGAAATCAGAGGAATTGAAGTACCTGAATTTTAATGACGTGCAAAAGCTTGTTGTTGAAACTAAGAAGAATTTACAACCACGGTACATTTCCCGGTATATCATTTTATTTGCGATAGCTACCGGTGCCCGTTTTAGCGAGATTATGGGGCTTACGTGGGATTGTGTGGATTTTAAAAATCGCACCATTACGATTAATAAGACCTGGGATTTTAAAGATTTACACGGCTTTAGCAACACAAAAAATTATGCATCCAAGCGTACAATAACGATAGACAAGGGCACCGCGGACATGTTACAAAATCTTAAGACGGAGCAAAACAAAAAAGCTTTACTGACAGGCCTTCGCAATGAAAAAAATCTTGTATTTGTAAACACCAAAATGCATCCAGTAACGAATAATGCCGTTAATAAAACATTACGAACACTTTGCAAAAAAATAGGAATAAAGGAGATAACATGCCACGGTTTGCGCCATACACACGCTTCTATGCTCTTATATAAGGGTGTTAACATTAAATATATCTCCCGCCGTCTTGGACATAAAGATATTGTGACAACTTTGCAAACTTATTCGCATATTTTGGATGAAATGGAACAGGCGGAATCCAGAGTTGTAGACGACACAATGGAGGATGTTTTTCGTGCAAAATCCGTGCAAAAAAATTTTTAAAACCCTTATATTCTTTTACAAACTGGACAATAAAAAAACGACCGCAAATGCAGTCGTATCAAGGGGTTCAGCGATTTTATTTTCAACTATTTAAAACCTAATGACGTCCCAGGAGGGATTCGAACTTATAATAGGAAAAGACTGATATATAAGGGTTTATAGGCATATGCAAAAAACCAAATGCAAAATAAATGCAAAATCATTTTGTTTCTGCAAAAGTGAGCACCTGGGCATTCATCCCGGACAGCCACTTTTGCAGTTTTTCTTTTCTGTGGATGGTGGTGGTAAAATTTGAGGATATTTATCAAATAAAAAAATAATGTGTTTTTATGTAAGGGAATTATGTTATAATAATACCGAAAATTATTACATATAGGGGGAATTAGAGTGGCTAAAGAAGGAAAAACTAAAAAACCATTTTATAAGAAATGGTGGTTCTGGGTGATTGTTGTAATTATTGTCGCTGGGGCAATAGGTTCAAATGGAGGGAACGACGATTCTGCAAAAGATTCTAAAGATAGCAAGAGTACTACTGCTTCCTCGCCTAAAAAAGCTGCATCCAAGAAAGAATATAAAATTGGCGACACTGTTAAAGTTGGTGACATGCAGTACAAGGTTACAAAAACCTCAACTACTAAAAAGGTTGGCCCATCAGCATTACAGGAAACGGCAAACGGTACATTCTTAGTCATAGATTTGAATGTAAAGAATAACGGGAATGAAGCCGTAACGGTTGACTCGAGCTTTTTCAAGCTAAAGCTCGGATCTAAGACATATGAAGCTGATGCGGAAGCAAGTATGTCGGCTAACCAAAAAGAAGATGGATCTATTGATAACAGCTTTTTCATGCAGGATCTAAACCCAGGATCAGAAATGGGCGGCAGAGTTGTTTTTGATGTGTCCGAAGATGTCGCTAATTCTTCTGATCTAAAAGTACAAGTCCAAACGGGCGCTTTTGGTACGGAAACAGAAAACATCAATTTAAAATAAGCATTTTCCTCCTCGATTATGGGGAGGATTTTCATGAATAAAAAAGGAGCAGGCTAACCACCTGCTCTATTTTTGTGCAGGCATAGGGGGGTATTTTTTACAAATACATGGACAATTGGAACGCCTGCTAACAAAATTATAAGAAAATTGGCTTATTTTGTCTATAGGCCTCGAAAAAATTTTTTGGGATTTTTTGGCGGGATCACTTTTTTCAAAAACCAATAAAAAAATTCAAAAAACGTATTGACAATGTACATACAAAATGATACAATGAAATCAAGATAAGGAAAGGAGATAAGAGAAATGAACGTTATGAAACGGGCTTGGGAGATTGCTAAAGCAGGGCAACGTAAATTTGGCGGAAAGGTAAAGGAATACTTTGCAGAATCTCTCCGGCTCGCATGGAAGGAGGCAAAAGAAGCAAAAGAAATTACGGTGGAAGATGTTGAAACCTACATCAATTCCGTAATGAAGAGCGATTCCTATTCCGTTAACTACTGGGCAAAATACGGGAAGGAACGCTTATACGTAAATTACTATACAGGATCCGGATACCGTAAAGAACAAGGGTTTCTTGAATTGCAAAACGGTGTTATTGTGGCACAAGAACGTGGCGCATATACACCGGTAACAAAAGCGTTTTGGAGATTTAAAGGCGCTAAAATAAACGCATAAAAATTAGGAGGAAACAAAAATGAAAATTGTGTATAAAGAAACGTCTTATTCCGAAACTGTTTACCCGGAGCTTGTAAAGGGGACACCAAAAGCTGCCGAGGCATTTGCGATTGTCGAACATGCCGTTAAGGAAGATTACATATTCAGCCTTGGGGAGGTTTTACCGTCAACCACTTTCGACAACAGCGAATCTAGACTACAAACAGATTATAAAACGGTTGGAACGTGGGAAGTAGATGAAGATGAGTTTCTGGCGGCTGCCGATAAAATAAAGGAAATAATAGCAGAACGTAATAACAAACGAAAGAATCGCGCGGAAGCATACGAAATGTACCGGGAAATGCGAAAAACTTTTAAACCACTTGGCATTAAGGTGTGGGAAGCAAAGGATGCCGCAAAAACTTGGGGCATATCGGTGGAAGAGATAGACGGCGCCGATTATCCGGATGGCCATTTTAAAAGTAACGGCGCCTATACGTTTATATCAGAAACTGCGCTTACGGAAAAATTCGGGAAACCGGAAAAATAGAAAAGAGAGCGGATTTATGTTCGCTCCCTCTTCCCTTACATCTCATGTTACGGTTCAATAAAAAATAGCACAGGTTAATTAATTAAAAAGATACTATTTAAATACACCCTGTGTTATGGTTCATGGACTAATTATAATCACAAACTTTTATCATGTCAATGCGCATGTTGTGTCCATCTTTTTGGTTATGGGAGGTATGAAAGTGAAACGTACGAGGCAATACAGGATTGATCAGGACCTTCTTGATCGGTTCGACCGCGTAAATGAAGCACTGATGCAAAACAAGAGTGAAGTCATCCGACAATTGATGAGGAAATATGTAGAGGAAAAAGAGGAGGAGTTGAAAGTGGAGGTATTAGAAATCGTTGAATTGCGTGACAACTTCCCAAATAACGGCGAGGCCTACGCCGTCGGGAAGGCCGAAAATGGAAATTACTTCTTCGCTTGGGGACCGGAATATCCGTATGCGGATGAAGTTCCGTCTTACAATGTCGATGACGGGGAATCCGGCATAGAACATTTTCCCACAAAAAAACATGCCATGGAAGCTATGAAAGCAACTGTGGATGCCTGGGAAACAAATATTTAGCCACGCAATTCTGGCTAAAAATTGAACTACCACTAGCCTAAAGGCGTAGGGGTTTTACGACCTTATTTATAAAGCAAAACTGCCGAGGAATAAGCCCCGGCAGTTTCGGCTTAGCTCAAATATCCAATTCACAGTTTCAATCCACGCATTTTTTTTAAAAGGACGCGATACCTTTAAAAAGATATTATCACGTTATTTTTTAAATTTCAAGCCCCCGCATTTGCGAGGGCTTTTTTGATTTGTCCTGGTGGATCATTAGTATTGCCGGATCCGGCTTATTTATTCGCCAATGCCGCCCGCAATTCTTCCAGCGTCATATCTCCGACTTTTTTTGCTCCTTGTGCAACAACGTTTTCCGCCGTTACGCTAATATTATTTGCATCAACTGCACCGAGTACCTGTTCATCTGCTGATGCTGTTTCTTCCCCGGCATGTTCCGTTTCCTCGGCCGGTTCATCGTCTTCCACAGCTTCTTTCGCCGGCGCGTCTGCAAATGTAGCAAGTTCTTGGTTGAGATCATTGACCGCCGCCTCGATTAGCGCCCTGATATCGGCCGGCTCCAGGTTAACTTTGAAAAGCTGATATGCCTTTTTCGCCAGATATTGAGACGCGGCCCGGTACTTTTCCCCGCCCTGCCCCGGTTCCGGCATTAACTGTTCTGCATATTTTACCGCGCGGATGGCGATGCCTTCCAAGTGTTTCGATTGCAAAAATTTCTTTGCGTATCTTCCGGCATAACCGAGCACCGCCGGAATCCCTGCCAGAATGATTGCGTAAACTGCTTGAATAATAGTGTGTAACATGTTTTTTCCTCCTTATTTTACGCGGATTTTTTTACCGACATAGATTGTGTATTTGCTATCAAGCTTGTTCCAGCTTTTCAACTGTGCAAGCGTGACACCGTATTTTTTGGCAATGGCTGACGCCGTGTCTCCCCGTACCACCGTGTGGTAAACGGGTTTCGGCGCCGTCTTTGTGGCAGTTTGCGATTTTGATAGATACTTAGCAGATACATAGACCACGTTGCTGCCCGATTTGAGTTTTGCCCAACCTGCAGAAATGCCCAGCACCTGCACCCTGTCGCCGTGGTTAAGCTGCCCGATAACGTCCCCGCCCGGGCTCTTACGGATGTTTAATTTGCCGGCCGTTACATAGTACGGCGTCGTTTTTACCGCGGTTGTTGGCCTGGCCACTGCCTTTGTTGTTGTCTCCTTAGCTGTGGACGCCGCCTTTTTAGCAGTAGTAACCGCAGCTGCCGCCTTTTTAACCTCGGCCTGCAATGTGGACGGATAATCCGGGCCTGTCTCGTTTATGTCCACATAGGCGGAGATCCCCGGCACCTTCCCGCTCTGCGACTTTTGCCATAGATAATAGCTGTGCACACCGATTGGACTGGATGCGTATCGGGCGTACCACAACGGGATACCGGGATGATGGCCTTTTAAATTTGAGAGATAAAAATAACCCATGCTATAGAGCATGAGCCTATGACCGGTAAGCTTTTTCAGCTCGGAAAAAAACGCCTGCATGGACGCGACCAGCTGGCTGCCGGCATGGTTGGTCTCAAGATCCAGCACCAACGGTTCATCCATGTATTTGAGATAGCCTTTCACGGCGCCATAAAAATACCGCGCTTCCTGCCGGGCGACCGCCGGGCTTGTAAATCGGGCAAAATGGTAGGCGCCCACCTTAAACCCGGCAGATTTTGCGGCTTTGACGTTTGCGGAAAACTTTGGATCCTTAAATGTCTTGCCCTCTGTCGCTTTTACCATCACAATCCGGTATCCGGCAGCATATGCCTTTTTAAAATCGACATTTCCGCTGCCATGGTAAATGTCAAACCCTTTCATAGCGTTCACTCCTTCCCTTTATGGTTAAAAAAATCTTTCAACTAAGCTTATTAAGGCATAAATTAAGCCCCCACCGCCAAATAGGGCAAGGGCTAAATCCCATTTTTTATAGCTGTTATTTCGCTTTATGTTCAGTGTGTGCTCCAGCAGCCTATTTAAAAGCTCCTGCTGTTCTTCTCGCTGCTCGTTAATCAACTTCTTCTGTTCTTTTCCTTCTTCAAGCAACGTTTTTTCAATCCGCAGCTGACCTGTTTCTACCGCCTGCATTTTGTTGGTCAAGTCCGCGTAATTTTTTTCTAAGGCGGTAATCCGCGTTTCATGATTTTCGATTCTTTCATCCATGGTCAATCCTTCCAACGGATCCACACCCCCTAACTCATTACGATGTCGTTTGTTCTGTTGCGTTATCTGTGTTTAGGTCATTTACCATAGCAGACAGATTTTCCGCCGTTTTTTGGGACAATAGTTTTTCAAATTTTGTTGCGTCAAACCCGGTACTGGTCAGCTCGTCCAGCTTTAGCGTGTATGTGCCGGACGTAGAAAAATATTGCCCACCGATTTCTGATGTAACTGTTACCGGGACAGTAGCGCCGGTAATATTGCCCTCATTGTCTTTTGCAAGATTAATATTCGTAAACTGGATTTTAACACTCATTTTTCATCCGCTCCTTTTTCGAACTGATCACACAAGTAATCGTAAATTTCAGCCTCTGCGCCGGTAAATTCTTTATCGCAATTAAGCAACACCTCCTTAACGGTTTTGAGCATTTCCTGAGCATCGCCTCCTTCAAAAACTCGCTCTTCCTCATATAACTCTTTCTTTTCCTTAACAAAAGCATCTAAGTCTTTAACATCCCACTTCGTACCATTCTCAATTGTTTTTGGGTTGCCGTTCTCATCTAAATTACAGTGCTCCTTCAACAATTCTTTTTCATCTGCTGCAAACTCCTGTAGTCGTTCTTGCAAAGCTTTAATAAATTTTGAGCGATGGCGAGATTGTTTTCCTTTAAGAGATAGATTGTATAAAAGATTAATAGATTGAGCTAATTTTTGATTTTCAATTTTTACTTGCATGCTATGCAGCCTCCATTTTTTGTTTTATATCTGCGATTTGCATTTCTAAATCTGCGACTTTTAAAACTAAATTTTCACATTGAGAGATATACGATTCTAACAATTGTTGTTGTGCTTCAATGATCGGTATTAAATAAGTCCAATATGAGCTACTTTGTGTAGATACCTCAACTTTTTCACCATTTCCGTCAGTTTCAAATGTAGAAAACTTGTCAAGAGACAAGTCCTCTACATTTTTCACGATATTTTCATTTTTTAATTTTTCTTTTAACTGTTCTAAAAAATTATCTACATCCATTTATAACCATCCTTCTTTTAGCCTACTGCCGTTGCTGTCCAATTTGTATTATCAGCTACAGCAACCCAACTTAACCATGTATTGGTTGTATTTGTACGAGTAACCCATATTTTACATCCTGTTGTCGTTACATCTGTTACAGCCCAACCCGTTACGGTTGTTCCTGGTACCGTTGAATTAGGTGTGACCACAACGGTTGGAACAATGGGGAATGTTTTCCCAAAACTTATTGTCTTATAAGTCGGAGTATTGCTAGAACTTGGCGTAATAGCAACAGTTCCGCAAGCAATCATCATGCTTTTTTCAGTATGGACTACATCTCCGTTTAATAATAATCTACCGTTATATGCACGCAAACAATCGGCTTGTGTAACATCTAATACATTAGTTGATGTTGACCACGGAAATATCAATCCTTCACTATCGACATTGGCAGCATCGTTTAAATAAATGGCGTTTATTCCAACAATATCGCCGTTTTTTAAAATAATACTTCCACCTCCATTTGATGCCGTAAATCCCGATGTGATATTGATTTGTGCCGTTGTAATTTCCCCGCCGGTAATATCTGTCTCGCTACTATTGATGTCATATATCATCAAGCTACCTGGAGCAAGCGAGGATTCTTTATATATTGATGAGCTTACTCGATATGTTTGTGAAAAATTTCCACTGCTGATAATGGCTAAGCTTGTTTCTATGTCAGATATTTGTTCGAAGCTCTCAATAAATTCATCGTAAATATGGATTTCTCCATTTTCACCTGAAGAATTAAATTCACTACCGTTTATAGTCGAACCAGTGATCGTTCCTGTAATATTTGCGGATTTTGCAACAAGGTTTCCGGATGTATCTACTGTAAAGTTCCCATTTCCAATGTTTATGTTCACACCGGAAATATTTCCAGCTGTTACGCTTCCAAGATTTGCCGAAAGTGCAGATAAGGACATAACGTTCAGCTTGCTTGCATCTATGGAGCCGGCGGCAATACGTTCGGCGTTTAGCGTGCCTGTGGTGATATTAGACGCGTCGATGTTTGTAACGGTGGCTTTGCTTGCATCTAGCGTTCCCGTCACAATATTGCTGGCGTTTATGTTTTTAACCGTAATCACATTTGCGTCAATCGTGCCCGCCGTAAGCTTGTCGGCTGTCATGCTATCGATCATTGCATCTTTTATAACCGCATTGTCAATGGTGGTCTGTCCCGTGATGTGAACTTTATTTCCACCGATTAAAATAGACTCGGTACTGAGATTAATTTGATTGATCACATCGTTTTTTTGTACGCGTAAATTAATATCATCCGACAGCTGGCTGATTTGGGATTGAGTCGCCATGTCCTCGGGGGCTGGTGTCCAGTCGCTTTCTTTATTACCAAGTTCAATCATCATGTTTGATATAGTTAAAACTGCCCCTGCAGTTACATTATCAAGTCTAAAGTTTACTCCGCTGAAAGGGTCACCTGTTATTGTTCTAGTCTGTGAAACATGTCCTTTTTTATTTGTTGATGATAAAGTTACATTATCAGTAATGGTCGGCCAAGGATTGCTCCCCTGAACCCTGAATACACCAGAAGGCGAGTCGACGCCAGTGACTTCCCAGTCAAAAGAAACAGTTATAGTTTTATCCATTATAGGGGCTGAAGAATTACCTACAAAATAGTAAGGTGTGAACGTTTGGTTATTTACATTAGTTGCAGTAATGGATTTAGGCGTTCCCGTTCCCCTTAAATAGTTTCTACCACCGATTTTCAAGTTATCGAGATTTGTTTGTACAGCTGAAATATTGCTCGTCAAACTATTTGCAGTAGCCGTTAGTGCCGTCTGCGTGGCGTACTTAGCATCTGCATCTGCTTCAGTGATTCGCGCTGCAATTTGGTCAGCCTGCGCGGTCAAAGTTGCTTCTGCCGTGCTAATCCTACCCGTGAGCGTGTCAACGGTCGATTTATCGGCTTTAAGCTGTATTGCATCGGTGTTTTGCTGAATAGCCGTTTCTGCGCTGTCTACACGCCCCGTAAGCGTGTTGACCGTGGTCGTGGTAGCGTAACCCTCGAGCGCATCATCAATCTCTGTTTTTGTATAAACGCTGGATGCATCCGCCTTTTTCTGCGCTTCTGCCATCGCACTCTGTGCTTGTGTCAACGCGCTACTGGCTTGTGTCGCCGCATCGGACGCTGTTTGACTCGCGTTGTTCGCACTTTGTGTCGCTTGATTTGCAGTATCAACAGCGCTTTGAGCTTGGGTTTTAGCAACATTTGCATCCTGTTGAGCTTGATTTGCGGCATTTTGCGCCGCTTCCGCCGTTTGTTGAGCTTGTTCCCCAGTTTGGGCGGCTTGTTCGGCCGTTTGTTGCGCCTGTTCGCCTACTTGTTGCGCATTGGCCGCCGCTTGATTGGCTTCATCAATTGCTTCTTGGACGGCGACATTATCCACGTCGTCTACCCATTGCGTGTCGTCCCAATGCCGGATAGCCGTTACTTCACCGTTTGCATCGGTGACAAACCAAATATCACCGGATTGTGGACTGGTTGGCGTTGTTGCACCATAATATGCTTTGTTTTTGCCGTTGGCGGTCGTAATTGCTGTCTGTGCTGCTTGTGCTGCATCTGCAGCTGTAGCCGCCGCCTGCGTGGCCGTCTGGGATGCAGTCTGTGCCGTTGCTTGGGCTTGCCCGGCTGCATCTGCAGCTTGTGTGGCAGTTTGCTGTGCTTGTCCTGCGGTTTCTGCAGCTCCTGCAGCTGTGGCCGCTGCCTGCGTAGCTGTGCCCTGTGCATCGGTTGCAACTTGTGTAGCGTTGGTAAACACCACATCAGGGCTTGTCGCAACAATGGATCCGCTGTCTGTACCTGCGCTGTTGTTTTGCGTCTCTCTTATGCGGAACAGCTGGTTTGTTCGTTGGCTGTCCTCGGCGTCCTCGTTGCCCCACGAAAATCCTTGTACCAGCCATTTTGTGCCGTCTGTGTCGTAATAAACGCTTATAGCTTCCGGCTCGTTGTAGGCGCCAATCTGGTTAACCGTGCCCTTATCAAACGTGTAAACAATTTTGTAAACAAGGCTCCGGCTCCGGATGTCTGCGCAATACATAACGCGCTGGTCGTGCCCGTCCATGTCGCCAGCGCAAAAATAGACGTACGGAAAATCCAAACATGACGATTGAAACGTTTGGTCGGAACCGTTAAATCCTGCCTCGCTTGCGTCCATGGTGTACAAAGGTTTGAAAACGCCGTTTTTAATGTCCGTTGTTTTGCAGACGTAAAAAGTCGCTTCTCCTTTAGACAGGTGGACGTAGTTGTTTTTCTCATCAAAGTTAACCCGGTAGTAGGTCGTGCTGCCGAACGAATAAAAACTTACCCCGGATGCGCCGTATTTTACGATTGCCCCCGGCGTGTATTTAAACCGGGCGACGCCCCAATATGTCGTGCCGTTTAGCGTGGATTTGCTGGTGTTAATCATGGCCGACCATATGTAAACATCGGATCCGCTGTGCTCAATCCCAAAGTTGGATCCGTGCCCGCCGCCGATCACCCACATTTGGTCAACGAACTCCCCATCTAACGTGGTTCTTGTAATGCTGAATGATTGCCAACCTCCATTAGATGACTTTTTGCTACCGAAATACTCCTGCGACCAATAAATATAGCCATTCTTAGCATCTACTTGAGCATATTGGGCAACATGTGTATTTACATCATCGCTAGGATTGTCCATCGGTAACGTTGCAAAATAGGCTGCATCAGATTCCTCTGCAAACAGGACGGGCGCGCTTGTGGCGTCCCCGATGCTGCACCTGATAGTTGAGCCTGCCACTTCTATTCCGACGGTAATGATGTTCCCTATTCCGACATGTGCGGCTTCCCAATCTGTATCGTGCGTGCCATCCGCGTTTATTTTTTGCCAAACAAATGCCGCTTTGTCGAGGCTGTATGTCACATTTTCCGTGCCTTCGTAAACCCGGATGATAACGCGCTTTTGTTCGGTGTTTGTCGCAAAATCAAGACCGTCCGGCGTAAAGGCTTCGACTTTGTATTGCAAAGCCTTTTCGGCGGCCTGCTGGGCTTGGCTTGCCTTTGCTTGTAGCTCCCAGATGTCCGCCGGTGTGACGGCAACGACTTCCACAAATTCACCGATTGTTACTTTCGTATTTTGTGGATTTGCTTCTGAAATATCGCGTTGCAAAACTCGTGCCGCGATCGTCAGTTCCGGTTGCATTGAAAAATCTACCACTTCTATGTGGTCGCCTAATCCCGGTAAATATCCCAAATAGGCGACATCCACCGTATATGTGAATTTTGGATGATTGTATTTCTGCAGCTGCTCTTTTCCCCAATCCAGAAGGGCTTGTTTTTGCTTTATGTTGTCACTTGCGACATAGCCTTCTAAATATGGTCCGCCGTGGTTATATACATCGTTTGCGTCGTCGTCCACCACATAGTCTTTTCCGCCGTTTATGCTCGAAATTGTGATTTTATTTCCGTCACTGTCTTCCGGCCCATATACATGCAAAAGCGTGTAAAATTCGGAATCGTCACCGGTTCTGGTTATGCCTTGCAGGTCACGGCTATATTCCAATCTACGGCCCTGAGAAACCCCTAATTCCTGTAAAATATCAATCTTTTTGTTTACTACTTGACCGGCGTATATTTCCACATATGCCCTTACCTCGACGCCATATTCATTTATACAATTATCCAATCCGGCTTGTGCTTTTTGGTCTGCTGTAAATTCTAGCGAGTCGGCTGTACCAACGAAATTTTCTGTACCTATTTGCCAGCCGCTTCCGCGCAATACGAAATTAAATGCATCTGTACTTTTAATATTCGTGAATGTTTTATCTGATAGGGTTATATGGTTTAGATCCCAAATACACAAATTTATGGCCTGTACGCTTTTTACGTGTACCGGTCCGACCGCTGAATCGGTGTAATTATAGATACGATAGCAATAAAAACGGCCATCATCGCCCTGTACTGCCAAATGATAGCCGTTTTTCATTAATTCCGTTTCTCGATGCCCATATGGTACGGAAATTTGTAGGGTATCGTTCCAAACTTTGCCTTGATCGTCTGCAATCATGGTTGTTCTTAAATCATCATAAAATTTGCAGCCTTGGGATCCGTCAAGGCTTAGAAATCCGCATACCTTCAAATCTGGATCTAAAATAGTATACATTTTCTAATATTCACCCCCTGTTTTTATGGCTTTGTCGGTCTGTACTCCATGTACCATTCGGCGTCTCTTATGTCCGGGCTGAATGCGAATGTTTTCATAATTCCACCCTGCATCGTCAGGAAATTACTTCCAATGTATACATTTTCCATAAAAATATCACCGTTTTTATAAACGGTGTGATCTTCACAATTTATTTTGATTTCATCACCGGCACGTACAATCACCGTCGGTTCGGTGCTGCCGCTGTTTCCGCCATCAATTATGTTCCAAACTTGCAAATCGGTTAATGCCAAATCATTATTTTTATAGCTTGTAACCGGGTCGGTCGTATCTTCTGTGATGTCATACTTCGCCATATATACGGCAACTCCGGCCAGTGCTTTGTTGTATGTGCCGTTTGTATCTGTCCATGTTGCTGTAATAGGCTTTGACCACAATGGTTTTATCGTGTCAATGTCTAGCTTCATAATTTCGATGCTGTATTTGTTACCGATTTTCTGCAATTGAATGGATCCGAAAAAATTTGTAAAAGTGTCAGTCGTCAGGTCTTCGTCTAATTTAATAGTTTTCCATTTTTGTACGGTCTTTGTTTTGCCGTTTACTTTTGTTTTATATGTGCCGTTTTTGGTTTTTATCGTTTTGGTGTCCTTTTTTCCTTTTTTGACCGTTCCTTCTCCGTAATAGATTTCGTGGTGTGTGGTATGTGATCCAATTTCCACCTGGGCATATACGGTTTTGCTGTTGCTGTTATCTTTTAACATTAATTTCCCAATTCGGGCCGCGTTTGCATCCAAGAGATATACTTCGATTTTTCCATGCGCCCTGGCATAATATTGGTTATTTAACATCCGTACTTTTATACGATAATCCGGGCAGCTTTCCGTTAGCATTTGTTGTAAAACTGGGCCATGCCATTTACCGCTAACATGGCTGCCGAAACTGTTTACTCGGAGCGTGTTTGCTGTTGATGTTGCGGATCCGCTGACGACACCATTTTCCAGCTCAAATGTAATATTACTACTGGTGATATTATCCCAATTGGCAAGCGTATTGCAGTTGTCGTGTAAAATTCGCGGTTCTTTGTCAATCGGTGCTGCACCAGTGTCCGGGTCTACGTCCTCACCTATATATACATAGTTTCCTTCTTCGTCGCTTACTGCGATTATGCTTTCGTCTTTTTGCGGAATGCATGTAAAAATCGGATAGCATTCGTCTATGCCATCCGGCATGATTGTTGCTGGGTTTTCGGTTATTTCCTGGCTGATATATTCGCCATATGCTTTTGGATCCGAGCAAGTGAATGTTATCGTTGTACGCCCTTTGTATAGGCTGCGCGTAATCTCTGCTATGTTGGAAACGTGGGCGTAATATACAAAATCCTGTTCATCATCAAATATTAATTCAAATTCATTATCTTCCACCGGTTTTAGCCATTCCGCGATTTGGTGGACCAGTTCGTTCCGCTGCTCATGGGAATCGGCTACAATTTCTATGTCCACTGGGATCGGCTTGCTTCTTTCGTCTACTCCGAGATACAAATCACCTCTCATGCCGGGTATGTCCTGTGTTTCCTCTGTCATGGTTCCAGTTGCATTCCGGTGGATTTCAATTACTCGGATATTGAATTCGCGTGAATGGACCCCGGCATAGTGGAATCCGAATTCATTTTCCGGTACGGTTGCTGTCATTTTATAAGTTCACCCCTGTCTGCCCTTTAGCGAAATTGCGTACCTTTGTATCGTAATCGTTCCATGTTTTCACGGTCTTTTGAATGGTCCTTCCGTCTACTTGCGTGTATATCGTTTGTGGCTTGATTGTGATTTCAATTTGTGGCTGGCTTGCTGCCGTTCCACTTGTTGTCGCTGGCGTATAAGCTGTAATCGGCATCATCACGTTTGGCTGGCCTACGCTTCCGATAAAATCATTGATTTTACTTACTGTTCCGGATGCATATCGTTTTAATTTTGAGATTGGCGTCACTTTGCTTCCGGCCATAAAGTCGTCGAAACTGGTAGGTCTGGTTGCAATCGCAATTCTTCCATCTTTTGTTTCTATGATTTCCGGCTCTTTTTCAGCTACATATACATGGCCGCCGACCGAGTTTTCCGTTCCGTCTGCATATCCGTGGCCCTCGCCCAATCCAGAAAGATTTTTTCCATATCTATGCTTCGCATAGTTTAATGCGGCGAGTAGGTTATCGAACCCATTAAAAATGTTGGAATGGCCCGGAAATTTATATGCGTTAAATGTTGCAGAAATCGTCTGCATTAATCCTTTTGCAAGGTCGCCTGTAATGGTGTTTATGTCTGTATATCCATGCTGCACAGCCAACGGATTTCCGCCGGATTCCGTTGCGATTTGCCTTAAAACTTTATTTACCATTTCAGCGCTTGTAGATAGCCCGTTCATGGCCAGCGCTCTTACAACCGCCGGTTTCCATCGCTGCACCCCGGATCCGCTTGGATTTACGATAAATGCATCTTTCAATTTGTTTTTAATGCCCTTGAATAGTTCATTAGGAAGCCCTGTCGCTAGTTCCTTTATTGCTCCTGTATAGCTGTTTTGGAATTCGCTCAGGCCCACCTTGTCTTTGATGTACGAAATCAATTTTGCCGGATCTGAAATCGTATCGACCGCCGTTTTTGCGCCGCTTTCTACCTTGTGCCATAATCCGGTGAAAAAGTCGCCGATTCCGCTTGCATATCCTTTTATGCCCATTTTATTTAATAGTTGCATGGACGGTCCGTGTGGCAAAATGGAAGTTCCTTTTGGCAAATATCGCAATTCCGGACCAGATTTACCGACGATATATATGCCGATTCCTGGGCTGTGTGCCAATTCGAATCCTTCTTCACCGGTCAATGCGATTTCGTCTTTTGTTGTGCCGCTTGTGCCACGTGCATATCCGGCCGGTTTCCATTGTGGAATATTGATTTTTCCAAGACCGATTTTATCGAAAATTTTATTAAAAAAGCCGGTAATGCTGTTTATTACATGTGCAAAGCTGGCCCGGAATTTATCATACTTACTTAATACTTTTCCAGTTTCCCAATCGACTGCGTCCCTGTGTCCTTCCGCTTGTTTCTTGGCTGCGTCGACGGTTTCTCTTTGCTGTGTTTTGGCGTGTGCGATTACGGCGTCACGCTGGTCTTTTGCGTGCTGAATGCTTTGGTCCTTTTGCCGCTTTGCGTTTTTCACTATGTCTTCGTATTCCTTTTTAGAAATCGATCCATTCACATAATACTGCTCGTCAGCCCAATTTTTTGTTCCTTTGTATTTCTTTTCTGCCTGGTCAACTGCTTCTTTATACTCATTTTTTGCGTGTTTGATTGTTTGCTCTTCTTGCTTTTTGGCATTTGCGACGATTTTTGCGGCTTGTTGTGCGCTAAGTTTCCCGGCATGATCTCTCAATTTGCCCAGAATTTCTGTTTGCTCTTTCGCAGATTTTGAAACGCTTTTTGCGGCATATGTGTTCATTTTGTTTTGCAGTTTGTTCACCTTTTCCTGCTCTTCTTCCGTCAGGCTTCGGTGGTGTTTGGCTGCATTTTCGTATATGTCTTTTATTTCGTTTGTGATCTTTTGAACCTGTTTTTTGTTTTGATTGTTGGCTTTTGTGGTCTTTTTCAGAATGTCGTTATATTCATCTTTGTTTAGACCATCTAAATATTTAAGGTTCTTCTTTGCGCTCTTTGTTGCGTCGTCGAAATGCTTTGTGATCTGCTTCGCCATTTGTTCATAAGGCTTTACCAGGTCGGAAACGTCTTGCTTTCCGATCTTTTTACCTGTTATAACCAGTTCCTCTAGCTTGTTTTGTGCTTTATCGACTAGCTTTGTATAACTGTCGATTGCTTTCTGATCCGATTTGCTGACGCTCGAATCCCATTTGATTTTCAAATCCAATGGGTTTGCAAAAAATTCTTTTACCTTGTTCATGGCGTGGGTAAAATTGCCCTTTAAATCGTCGCCCAGGTCATTCATGCTTTCACGGAATGGTTTTATATATTTATAGGCATAATAAAAGCCGGTTCCTACGGCTGCAATCGCCGTTATGATCCATCCAATTGGGTTGCTTAATCCAAATATCGCAGCGCCGGTATCGCCAAAAGCCCCGGCTAAAAAGCGCATATTTTTTACGGCCCCGAGCGCTTGTCCGCCAAATTTTAGAATGCCGCTTCCTGCTTTTAAAATTTCCGGGATAAAGTTGGCTGCTATGCCAGCAATCATGCCCCATTTGCCGCCGAATGCGATTAATCCTGCGCCTGCAATGTTCAAAACGCCTCGGAATTTATTCAGCGAAGTTCCGGCTCTACTTGTTGCGGACCCTGCTGCTGCTGCTTTTTCGGATGCCGCCACTTCCGCGTCGCCCATTGCCGTTGCTGCTGATGCCGTCAGCGCATAATCCCGGCGTAAATTACCCAGGCCGCCCCTTAATGTGTTTATCACTTCGACTACGCTGGCCACCTTTTTGATGGTCCAAATTTCCGCCGTCAAAATTCCAAATGCCTTCGCAAATCCCAGTACCATGTCTTTGTTATCTTTCACAAACTCAATCATATCTGTTAATTTGCTTACGACTGCTGCAACTTTTTCACCCATATTGGTGAAAAATTCATCGGCTTTGCTACTTGCCAACCAATCTTCTAAATCCTTGAATCCGCTCTTTTTTAGATTAAAAATTGGCTGTACAAATTTCCCGGCCAATCGGCTCCAATTTGATTCTATGGACCTCCACAATCCTTGGATTGTACTGTTTGCATTTTCTGTTGCATCTGAATACTTGTGCGACATTTCAATTAATGTATCCTCTACTGTTTTTGCCGAAAGTTTGCCCTCACTTGCCAATTTCCGCAACTCGCCCATGCTCTTCCCAGTCGTTTCCTGCAGGGCTTCGCCAAATGCCGGGAATGCGTTGGTCATTATGTTTAAATCTCCGGTGTAGGCTTTTCCGGTTGCCATCATTTGCGAAAATTGCTCTGTTACGCCGAGCAGTCGTTCGTTTGAAAGGCCCATGGCATCACCTAATGTTGTAAATGCCTTTGTCATGGTTTCTGTTTCGGATGCGCTTGATTTTATGTGGTAAATTTTTTGTTCCATTTCGTCCAGTGTTTCCGTTGCATAGCCGGTCTGTCTTTGAAATTTGTTTACCATGTCTACCATTTGTTTCCCAAGCGTCGCGCTTCCTGTCAGTGTTTTCCAGGTTGCCAACATTTTATCTTGCGTTGCGTTGTATTCAATCCCGGCTTCTATCATGCTTTTAAATCCTTCTTTTGCATGTTCAAGAGCCCCGGTTACAATGTTCGCAGCAAACGTACCGGCAAATGCTCCTTTGAAAACAGAAACATGCTGCGCGGCTTCGTCGGCTTCTTTGTCCACGGTATCAAACGCTTTTTTTATGCTACTGATGGTGTCTTTATCAATTTCCAATTTAAAATTAAATGGATTGTCGGCTTTATTTTTTATGTTCCGCTCCACCTGCGCCGCTTTTTTGGTGGCATCGTCTTTTACATCAATTTTTTGCTCGATTTTTTTATCGAATTCGTCTTTTATGTCGTTTTCTACTTTTTTTGCCTTTGTGGTGGCATTGTCTCGTACTTCGACTTTTTGTTCTATTTTTTCGTTGAATGCTTTTTCAAGATTACTTCTGGCCTTTTCCGCTTCTTGCACCATTTTTTTGGCATTGCTGGCAAAATTTTTGTCCATGTTATTGCCGGCCTTTTCGCCTAAATGCTGCAGCAGCCGTTCTATAATGTCGACGTCGGATTTTACTTTTGTATCGTCTAGCACTACGTCTATTACAACTTTCCCATCGCTCATTTTTCTATTTCACCCCCTTCATTTCTTGTTTTGCTGTGCGCTTTTTACTAGTCGTTCAAACATATCGTCCATTGCTTTTTCCTGCAATGATACAGATGCTTCTTTATCTAGTGCATAAAGGTCTTTTAATTCAATTAGTCGGTTGCGCTCGGCAATTTCTGCCGGGCTGTTACCGGTTGGCAAATCTGCGGCCCGGATCCCGATTATTTGATTAATTTTCGTTTCGGATCTCATACCGTTAAAAAGTGCAATAAATTTTTCCCACCGTAGCTTTCCCTGCTGCTCTATTAGGTCAATCCCATATTCTTGCATGAATGATGCAAAGATATAATCTGCATCTTTTTCAAAGCTCAAATACTCTTTTGTATTGTTTGAATCGTCGTTTTCTCCGGTTTCTTCATCACCTTGGATATATTCTGAAATGGCCTTTACGGTTGCAATTTTTGTGTCTATGTCTACGTCTGGACAATCAATGACAAACATCATGTATGCAAAATTTATTTTTCCAATTTCGTTTACTTCGTCGTCATTCATCAAATCGTACCACCGCAAAACATTGTCAAAAGATAAATCTAGTTGATATCTTTTTCCGTTTATTTCTATTTCGCTTTCTAACGGCTGTTTTAGGCTCAACATGGTTATCTATCGCCTTTGAATGTTTTTATTCTTGATGTATTTCTTGGCCGTGGTCTCTTCTTTCGTTTCAATTCCCGCCATGTGTTTTAAAATCTCGTTCCATACTGCATCAAATACTTTTTTCATGTTTGGCGTACTTTCTCCACAAATCTCGTAAATTTCGGCCCCGGATCCTTCGCCAAAGGTTTCATCAAAAAATTCTTGGTAGGATTCCGCCCGGACTGGCAATGCTTCAATAACGGCCTGTGCTACTTTTCCAAAATCTCGTTCATTCTCAATGTCTGGAAATTTTTCTTCAAAATCCTTATCCAATTTGTCTATTTCCTTGCCAATCTCGAAATAATGGCGCAACGTGTCATCCGAAAAGTTGGCGGTGAATGTTTTATCTTTTATTCTGAAATCTTTTTTTGTTTCGTTTAGGTCAATTTTAATCATGATTATTTCTCCCCTTTATGCTCCTTTATGCTAAAAAATAGGATGGCGAAATATCGCCATCCATGGTGTTATTCATTAAGCCCCTGTCGTTTCTGTTGTTCCGCTGCCTGTTGGCGCGGTTACTATTGGCAGGCCATTAATGTTTGCCGTGAACGAAAATGTTTGTTTTGCGTTTGCATTACCACCTGATGTGGTGATTGCGCTCATCGTAATTTGCGCCACTAAAACTGTGCCGTCTGATTTGGTCCAGCGAAGTAATGTTTTTACGTCGTCGCCGATTGCGAATTCTTTGCTTGCAACGTAATCCTGGGCTGCATCCCCTTCTACGCGGTTGCCGCTGAATGCGATTGAAAAGTTTTTCCCGGTGACATCTGTGTTGGCAAAGCCATCGCCATCGTAATAGGCCGTATTGTCCGTAGTGTCACCCGGTGATGGTGTTACACTTGAAATTCCGGCGGCCAATGGTTCAAAAGTTGCGCCGTCGATTTGGTTCGGATCCAGGTTGCCTTTGGTATCAATCTCGAACTTGTTCTTATAGTTCAGATTAAAAGCCATTTAGATCACTCCTTCAATAAAAGTTCAGCTTCGAAATTTGAGACATATAAAAAACCGTGAGTGTCGGCCTGCACCAAATTCGGCACGCTTCGCACCACGGCATTAATAAACTCAAATGTTCCATTTTTGCTTTGGATATCTCCGCTTTTTAGCCCATCTATGAACCTATTGATACTGAATAATGTGTTTAAAACTTGTAGCTGGTCAGGGCTGCGAGCACTAATTTGAAAAGCGTACATCCTGTCACGGCCACCATCCATGTATCTTGTTTCCTCGCCAATCGGTGTTAACATGAAGGCGATACCACTGCCTGTGCCGTCCTCGTTGATCCTGATGATTGGAACATCGATAGGTGCAAACAGATTGCAATTTGCTTCAATTGCGTCAATCATACAGTCCTGAAAATCGAGTTCGTTTGCGTTATTCTCTGTCAAGTCCCCGTTTCACTCCTTCCTGTGCAACGGTTCTCCATTGACTACCACGTGTTGCCTTTGCTTCTTCAAACCACAAGCCACGAGCATGCGGGTTTTTGTCTTTAGAAAAATTGTATTCTGGATGGTAATAAAGTCGTCGCGCATAGGGCGTATCCCAAACAATTTCACCACGCTGCAAATCCGATGCCTGAAAAGATGACCGTTCCAACGTGCCTTGATCTTTTGGGATATAGTAATTACAATCTTTCCGCACTTGTTCGCTTGTGACGTATAGCCCGTATGCTATCGCTTTATCGATTTTTTTAGGGATATTCCCGATATCGACTTGTACGCTAATCATTCTGTTCACATCCCGTTCAGTTCGCACTCATAATGATGGACTTCATTTCCGGCCAGTAGCTCATTCGCGTTACTGATGATGTAATCCTTGCCGTCATACGTCACCTTGTCTTTTTCTTTCGGGACAATTTTCAAATCCTGTTCTATGCCATTCACGACTTGATTTGACGTGTTTACATCGATATACAGCATAGATATAAAGTCGATTGTTTCAGCGTTGGCTCCGAATTTTAGCTGAGACTTTGGCACAACACGAACATGTGTGATCGTGACCGGATCCGCGTATGAATCACCATATCGGCTGCTACCTGTGTAAGAATGTAGCTGTACGGTGTGCGGCATCATAATAGGTGGAATCGGTCTAATAAAGATAGTAATCACCCCTGAACGGTCCCACAAAGGGAATAAACGACGTTTCACGCACGTCCACGCCGTTGTACATCAGCCCTGTTTGCGCAAGATATTCCATTGCAACATCGGACCGCAATAAGTTTTTCTTATTGTCCTTCTGCGGATCCGTAAAGCTAAACCCGCCGATTGATGCACTTTGTACCGTCTGCATGCCCGCTTCCGTGTGGCTGCCTAGTTCATAAAAATACTCCATCTGCGCGGATATTGCCATTTTTACAAGCCATTGAATCCGCGGAACGAACTTTGCGAAATCCTTTTCGCTCAGGCGGAAAAAGGTTGCTTGGTCGATCGCACGTTCCGCCGCGTTTGCTATCTGCTCAAATTTATCGTCTTGGATTGGCGTACCGCCGTATTCGTTCGTGTAGAAATTCTGATCGATGTATTTCATCGTCACTCACTCTTTTTCTGCTTGGTTCCTTTTGGAGCTGCAAGTTCATTTTCCAGTTCCGCCACACGGTCAAGCAGCCGATTATATTCGGCGAGTGAAACCATACGTCCACCGGTTGCCCTTTTAATGACATTTCCGACATCGTCGATCTGGTCATATCCATCTTGCAGATAAACATGCAGGCGTGTTTCTGGAATGGTTAGGACGCGGTTTTCTTTTCGCACTCTAATTTCACCCATTGTCTATGCCTCCCTTACAATAATAAAGAGGAGCGTAAAGCTCCTCTATTAAGACCCTGACTGTTGTTGAGTAGGTTGTGTGATCGCAAATTTAATGCCAGGTGCTTTTTGTTCAAGCACAAATACATCCCAGTAAGCGCGTTCGTAGTACAGGTATTTGCCGCCTGTTACGGCGCTTGGTTCACTCAAAGACACAAATTCATATTTCATCGGGGTGATGATCGATAACGGATGGACCAAGATCATATTGATTTGGGCAGCCGATGTGTCCGCAACTGCGCCATCCGTAAAGTTGTAAATGGTTTTCATCCGGGACGATGGAACCGTTACAATTTTAACTTCATCGAGTGAACGAACATTACGATTAATGGCGCCACCTGCATCCGTCACTTGCAAGAAACGAGTCACTTTATCGGCGTTTTTCAGCACTTTTGAAACCGTTGGTGTCACATAAAGAATACGTCCGTTTTGCGGTACTTCAGCTTCATCCATTTCATACATCAGTTCATCATACATGCCCAAAACAGTTGATTCCGTGATGTTGTCCGTCAATGCAGTACCGCCATATTTGGTAAATTCCGTGTACAGTTTTGACGCCATGTATTTGTCAAGTTCCGGAATTTTTTCCTCGTCATTGAAAACCCGGGTAATATTGGCGATGCTTAAAGCAAGGTTTGTTTCATCGATATCTGTCGGGTCAACAAGCGTGCGGAATTCCCGATCGTGTTGCAAGGTCTTGCTTTCCCATGCGTTGTCAGCGCGGCGAGTATAACCGCCTACGGCATCACGAGCAACATCTTGATACCCACCAACAACAATATGAGGGATTTGGACGGTTTTCGCATTAATCCATTTGATATTGTCATTGTTTGGCGTATTGTAAAGGTCATTAAACATAAGGGCATCAACGAATCTTTGTTGAAGTGCCTGTAAATACAGTTCGGCATAGTTTACTGATGCCATTCTCTATCACTCTCCTAAAATTTTATTTTTTAAATGCCGCAAGCCACTTTTCCAGCTCAGTTTGCTGTGGGCTGGGATTGTGCTGGCCTTGCGTAAACTGCGGTTTTGGGGGTTCTTGCTGCTGTTGCGCCGTGACTTCCTGACCGAATTGTGGGTATTTTTCCAAGACTCGCTTTATGGCGGCATCCATGTCCACATCATCAGAAATAAGCTGTTTGGCGAGTACGACAACATCCTCCACGGCATCCGCCTTCACCCCTGCTTTCATGGCGCTGATCTGGGCTTTCAAAGTGGCATTTTCTTCCGAGACGGACGAAAAATTCGTTTCCAATTCCTGCAGCTTTTCAGCTTGCTTTTGAAACTCGGTCTTCTGCGAATCCTCAATCTCTTTGTACTTAGTCAGCACTTCCTGCAGGGCATCCACATTTTCAAAGCCAAGCTTTTTCAAAAGGTCTGCCTGAGCCTTGTTGCGGATCTCCTTTGTGTCCACTTTTGGTGGCTCAGGCTGCGGTGGCTGTGCAGGCGGCGTTTGTGTTTGCTGTGGTTGAGCCGATGGTGTCTGCTGGGTTTGCTGCGTCTGTGTTTGTTGATCACCCCCTCGCCCGGTATCACCCGGTGCACTGCCGCCGTCTGCTCCGGTGTCCGCAGCATGAAATTGCAAGTCTAATCGCAAAAGGTTAAACATGTATTTCGCTCCTTTCTAGGCAATAAAAAAGCCGCCTATTGGCGATTTAATTAATTCATCTGGCTATTCATTGTGACCAAATTGCCCATATTTTTTACAGGTTCTAGTTCATCTTCACAGAACCATTTACACGATCCTTTACCGTCTCCAAAATCAAGGATATAAAAGCAACCATTGCAGCAGGCTAAAACCTGTGCCGGTTTTCCTATTCTACCCGGGACATTATTGCTGTTTGGTACGACATAGCTTCCGTCCGGGTATTTTCCTTCACATTGTTCACAACAATCCGGAATTAGTGCATTCATCATACGATTCCCTCCTAGATTAAAATGCCACATAAACGGCGTAGCTCCGAGATGTTGGATCACCTCCTTCTATTCGGTTGTCTCGTAGGATTGCTCGAAAATATCCGGCTTGCATGGGTAGAACTCGCCTTGCACGCCCTTAATGATATAATCTTAACGGAACCAAAGCCAAAGTTCTTCCGAGCTCGTCAGCAAATCGAACACCGTACTCAAAGTAAACGTAAGCAACACCATCGACTTCAAATTTTCTTTCTTTTGTGCACACATCGTATTTCATGGCCAATCATCCTTTAATAATTTGTTCCCGGTCATACCGCCGCGTCATGCCGGTTTCGTTAATAAACGCCCGCATGTTTGCCTGCTTTTCGCGTACTTTCTTTCTGGCCGCTGCAATATCATCTTCTCTACCAAGTTTCTTCATGACATTGAGTTTGTTCTTCGCTTTTCGGATATCCCGTTCCAGCTTCCGTTGTTGCTGACTTTGCTCATAGGCTTTGTCGTTTTCCTCTTTTGGGTACGGTTCGTACCGCTTCACGCTTACACCGGGGATGTACGGGTATGGGTGATGATGGCAGTTAATCCCAAATATACCCGCCGGCTGCCCGTATGTTGTACTCTCCAATGATGGATACTTTTTGCTTTTCCCGTTACGGTCGAATATACGGCCCTGATAGGGAGCACATCCCGGGCGAGCACCGATATGGCTACTGATTTCGATTAAGTCCACGCCATAGCTGTCCATACGATCGAATTGCGTTTGATTTGCCACGTTATTTGCCACAGACTTAATCACCATTGGGATATAGCCCTCAATTGACCATTGTCTCCCCTTTTTATCGACAAGTGCCGGAATGCCTTTCTCTGCCCATTTAGCCGCTGTATCTGCCACTGCCTGTTGGTGTGTTTTCATTCCAGTCATAACACTTGCCGTCGCCTGTGAGATGATATCCCGATAAACTTGATGGCTGTTCGCTAGGATAGTAGAATTTGTTAAGTTCAGCGTTTGTTTCGCTTGATTTTGAAACGTCAGTAGCGTATTGAAAATGCGCGTGTCCTGGTCAAGCGGCGGTGCCTGGTCAACCTTCCCGTCTGCCGCCAGTCCGCTCAACCAATCATCCATCGGCTGCACGCTTTGTTTCATGCTCTCTTTCACGAGTGTTTCAAGTTCCTTTTCCGTTCTCCCTGACATCATGGCAATAAGTTTTATCACGTCTTTATTCAGGTCACCAAGTTGCCGCAGTTTCTCAAATTGCCATTGCAGTATATTGTCTTTTGTCACGTCCTGTTTTGTCTCCAGACGCTTCACGATGGCTTTGATGATGTCTGATTCCAGTTGACCGTAAATGTCAATCAGGGGCTTTGCCAGCTGTTCCAGTTGGTTTGGGGTTAGCATAGATTATCTCCCCGTCCTGTTTACGTTTCGGATACTTGTTTCAGCTGTGCTCAAAAAGCTTTCCATCATCTGTGGCACCTGTTGGGTGCTCTCTTGCTGAATTTGCTTGAGCCATTCCTGCGCCTGTTCTTCGGTCAAATCAAAGATGCGCTGAATGGCTTCAATCTTTGGCATGAGTTCGGCTGCGACTAGTGTCATGTAGAAATTCGCGTTCTGGATGCGGTCCTCAGCAATGGAGTCGTCAAAGTCAACCGTCACATCGATTTCTGGTATGCTGTCTAACTCGCCGTAAAGTACCAACATTTCGGCCATGACATGAATTAGTTCTTTCAGACCAGCCTCAATAACGGTTTCATGAGAGTTCTTTGTTCGAAATGTTTGGCTGTTCTCGCTGATGACTTGCGTTGCGGTTTGAACGCTTGCGCCGCCTGTAAAAGCAAACGTGCCGGCCGAAAAGCCGATCTGTGAAGCTAGAATGTTTAGCAGTGCGTTAATGGCGTCAATGTGTTCTTGTACACGCAATTCAACGGAAATGTCCTGAATTTTGTCCTCATTGTCTGTGTCGGCGTAAGCTTTAAACACCTCGTCTTCAACGTCGAAATACCGTACCATTTGCCCTGTCGCCGGGTCCACAACGGTACGCAAGGCCTGCTGCGGAACCATTATGCGCTTTTTTCCCAGGATAAATTCACGCTGGAAACTGTCAAACGCCACATCGAGACTTTTGAGTGTATCGATCGCGTTAGCGTAAATCGAAATGCCAAGTGGAGAATCCAAATCAAAATTATTGGCCAGGTTTGGCTTTATATACACGAATAACGGATGCGTAAGCCCGTCAATTCGTGTTTCCGGCTCAATATCCGGGTAGAGGATTGTCAATGGCACCTTATAGCCGAGCGCTCCTTCTGTGTCGCTTTCGTACAGTTCATTCGTGATCACATACGTTCCGTCGTCATCCCACGTATGCCATTCCAGCAGCGTGTAAAATTTTTTACCTTTGCGAGTTACGTTTAGAAATACGCCCGCCTCGATGTGGTCATTTGTACTCTGTACAGGCAGGAAACAGTCAGCCGTCACGAAAGAAAAATGAATGCTACCGTCCTTGTAATAAGGTTTGATTACGAGTCCACCCATCGCGAACATGGTCTCGAGCTTGTCCTGAAACAGCTTGTGGAAATGGCTGCGTTTCAAGATATCCTGCAGCATTTCCTCAACTGCCTCATTGCCTTCGCACGAAATGTTAACCACGCATTTCTCATTAAAAACCAGTTTTGCCATTTCCTGACTGACAACCTTCGACATACCCATCGTTGCCCGGCGCCGTTTATGCCTAACACCGTCCACACTTGTCCAATGGGTCTCATGAAACGGGACACCATAGTATTGCGCCAAATGGCCGTGATAGAGGGATTTCCAAATCTCTATTCGATTGTATTGCCGCTCTGATTCCTGGACGGCTGCCAGTTGGCTTACATTGTTTATTTCTTTGATCAGGCCCATTTTTGCAAACATTCCTTTCAGGCGTGCTAGAATGTTTTGAAACATGGCATCACCGCCTTAATATTTCAATCGCAGTTTCTGCAAATTGTCATTGACGTAGTATTGGAAGGCATCACAAGTGTGATCATCAACCTTGATTACTTTAGGATCATCACTCTGCAACGTGTCAGCGTCCCATTGGTACTTCTTGTGCTCTTCATAAAAAATCTGATTGTTATTGTTTCGGAGCATAAAAAAACGACCTTGCGCAAGCAGGTCTTGAACGTTCTCGATCATGTTCACCTTTTTCTTTTTTGCGATTGGATGCAGCCGCACACCAAAATCTTTCATGTATTGGTTTCTCAAAGCACCCTCTGCACTGTCTATCGTCCTCATGTCGATGTTTCTCCTAAACTCCGCTAACTTAACTTCAAACTCTTTCAAGTCGGTTGAGAATTCACTCGGCGCTTTTTTAACGACTCGATTTTGAGGAGAATAGTAATAAGTGTCAAGCAAAATGACATTTAACCGTTTCGTAAGTCCGAATGCACAAAACGTTGTCGCAGATGTCTGGTACCCGGAATCAATCGCGATATCGATCAGCAACAGGTCATCATCTTGCGGCAGCTCATCAATCCAATGGAAATGGTTCATATTGTAAACCATATCGCCGAGGCCGATAATCTCACCGGCATACATCCAGCGCCAGTAATCAAGGTCATTTTCCTTGTACTGTTCGATTTTCCGGATCATCTGATGCGACAGGAAACCTTTCTCGTCATCCATATAGGTTGAATGGTGGATGAAATAATCCTGATCCCCGGCTTTGCTGTCAACCCATTCATTCACCCACTCATACGGGTTTCGGGGCGGATTGTATGAGTAATAGATTTTAACCTCTTTGTCGCCCAGGTCCTGCCGGATGAACGTATCGGAAACAATATCGATATCCTCAACGCCTGCAAACTCGGCCAGTTCCTCAAACCAAAGTGCCATGACATATCCCTTTGCAATCTTGGCGGATTTGATTTTCATCGGATCGTCAACACCGTAAAAATAAAACGCCGTGTTTGTCCGTTTATGTCGAATGATCAACGGTGATTTACCAAAATAGAACTCATTTTCCACTTTGAGCATGTATACGGCCCATTTGATTTGTTCATAAACGGATGTTGACAAGTATTTGCCAACCTTTCGGAGCACCACAACGTTTCCCTGATCATCGTTTAAAAAATCGATGACAAGCTTTAGGGATATGACTGATGATTTCATGGATGACCGGCCGCCTTTTAAAATGCTGTTCGGCTTATCGTTTAACCAGAAATCATAAAACACCGGGTTAATCAGGTCGGTTATTTTGATTGCGTTCATTCAAAATCCGCCTCATTTCATCCTCGTTGTTGATAATGATCGTCCGGTCGTCCGGGTTGCTTTCATTCGTGATTTCCTTGATTTCAGCTTTTGTTTTAGTGATTTCCACTCGCATCTTTTCTAGCTTGAGCTGTTTTTCAATCTCATCACGTTCTATTTCATTTTTCTGTTTTAACGCCTTTAAAAGTTTATCTGTCACACGTGTGAGTGCCTCTTCAAGGCTTAAAATATCATCAATTTTTTTGAATTCTGTTTCCTCAATCTTGGTTACAACTAAAGCAGAAGTTTTAACAGGGACATTGACTTCGACCCCATTTTTTTCAACAACATGAATATCTTTCATATCTTTTAATTCTTGTAAAACTGTTCGCTGCTTTTCAGTGAGCCCATCTTCTATTCGTTTGATGCGCTTCATCATGCGGCGTTGCCGAATGGTTAACTCCCGGATAGTCATCTCCAGTTGAAAAATTGTGTCAGTTGGAATTACTGGAAATAACGCCTTTTCATCATCATCAAGAAAATCCCACATAAGTGATTCATATTCTCCAGTCTTTACTGAATTTTTGTTTCCAACCGGAGCACCACCCGAGTTTCCTTTGGCATTTTGATTTCCCTTTGGGGCGCCACGCTTTCCTTTAGAGCTTTTAGGAGCGCTCCTTTTTGTTTTAGGAGCGCTCCCTTTTAATTCAGCATCCCATTTGTCTGTTGCTTTCCACTTTCGTACGGTATTGCTCGTGACACCCATCCGTTTAGCAAGGTCAACCAATTTAAGATTTCCGCCGCTCTTTAACCATATGTCTTTTGCTTCGTCTCGTCTCGGGTCTCTAGGTCTTGCCACGTCACATCACCGCCACCCCCACAAATTAAGTTGTTTTTTATAACTCGTCTTTTTGGAGTTCCAAATCTATCTCAATTAGTTTTTTCAAATCATCAACGGTAGTGACTCTAATTTTCCCACTTTGGAAGTCACGAATCCATTGAGCGATGCCCGCCTGTACAATCTTTCTATATTTTTCTTTTGATGTTGCGATGCCCGCCAAGACTTCTAATTCATGCTGTAACAATTCATCTTGCGAACTCTTGTTTTTGTTTTTTATTGCAAGCACCCCATTCCTAAACTAAAATAGGAATCGAGATAGCGCTCTTTAGACTATCATAGTCAAGCTGTTTCACTATCTCTGCTGTGGTTATCAGCAATTAATAAAAGGAGGGTGCGCTAACATCCCTTTTCTTTATGCTCTCATCAATAATTTTGCTTTATTTCCTGTTAAGTTTTCGTATCGATTTTTAATAACATCACAATATTTCGGATCCATTTCACTCATATAGCAAATTCGTTCTGTCTGTTCAGCAGCCATCATTGTTGTTCCACTGCCACCACAAACATCAAGAACAATATCGCCTTTCTTTGATGAATTCTGGATTGCGTTTGCAACGAGTGGTATGGGTTTCATTGTTGGATGTTCTCCGTTTCGCTGGGGTTTATCAAAAAACCATACTGTAGATTGCTTTCGGTCACCATACCATTTATGAGAAGCACCAGGCTTCCACCCATAAAGAATCGGTTCGTGCTGCCATTGATAATCTTGCCGGCCAATTACGATTTGATTCTTTACCCATATAATGCACTGTTTTAAAAGCCACCCTGATTCCACCATTGCCCGCCTAAAGTTTTGACCTTCTGAATCTGCATGGCAAACGTAAATAGCGCCACCTTCTTCAGTAACGCTGAACATAGACGTATATAAATCAAATAAAAACTGATAAAATTGTTTATCGTCCATTTTATCGTTCATTATTTTTAAAGAATCTTCCGTTTTTCCTTCATAATCCACATTATATGGCGGATCAGTGAATACCATTGAAGCGAGTTGGCCATCCATCAAGCGAGAAATAACTTTAATGTCAGTACTGTCCCCACATATTAAACGATGGTGACCTAATTGCCATATATCTCCCGGACGTGTTTCTGGTTCTTCAATATTTTGAAGCTCCTCCTCAACGTCAAATTCATCATCTTCTGTTTCAAGAGGAAGTTGGCTTTCTAATGATTCGATTAAGTCTTCAAATTCGCTTTCATCGAAACCAGTTAACTCTATTCCGATATCACTTTCATCCAATTCCTGCAGCAGCACGGTTAATTTTGATTCATCCCACCCGCCACTTATTTTATTTAGAGCCAAGTTTAGAGCTTTTTCTCTATCAATATCGAGGTCAACGACAGAAACCTCAACTTCTGTTATTCCACTCGATTTTAGAATCTTAAAGCGCTGATGGCCGCCAACTAAATTTCCCGTTCTTTTATTCCAAATTAAGGGATCCACATACCCAAACTCTTCAATGGATTTTTTTAGCTTATCATATTGAGGATCTCCTGGTTTTAAGTCTATCCGAGGATTATATTCAGCTGGATTAATCTGCTCGATTGCAACTTTTTTAATTTCCATTTTCTATTGCCTCCGAGATGTTATGGATAAGCATGCAATAAAAAAACACCCCGAAGGGTGCTTTTACTTTTCAAATTCCATATAGTTCAATCTCTCAACCGTTACAGTGCAATCAATACCATTTACAGTAAATGAGTATTTTTTGTTATCACGATACGGCTGTTCAAACCCCGTGTAAACAATATCCACGTCAATCTCTATTGTTTTAAAAATATTTCTTATTAGCTGTTGAATCTGAGATCTATTCGGTTCATTCTTGGAAATTACCCGATAAGGATTTTGTTCAACTCCTAGATATACCGAAATAAGTAATGATGTTTTCATATATTTCCCCCTCCGATAACGATAAGTATATCAGTTTTCGAAAGGGCCATGAGCATATAAAAGTACTAAAATTACAAAGCTTTGAAACCCTTATGGCATAAGCGCATATCCCGAACTCGGTATTGTTCACCGCAAGGTGAATCATGGGTTTCATGAAATTTCTCACGCCCCGGATTTTTCCTCTCCGGTCCTGCCTTCCATTTTACACATATTTTTTATTGTACTTCATCTATCCGGCAATCTCGGCATTTCCGGCAAAACCGGCATTTCCGGCATTTCCGGCATTTCCGGCATTTTCATACATCGTGTCCACAATATTGGCACGGATGGCCCGAATATTCCGTTCTGATAGCCCCATATGTCGGCTAATGGCAATGACGCTCATTCCGTCCAGCAGGCACTCCAGCACGGCACGTTCGCGTTCTCCTTGCACGCAATCAACATGTTCCTGAATAAACAGCACTTTCTTCTGCAACCGATTAATCCATTGATGTGTCTTCTCCCGACGTAAAATTTCACGGTAAACCGGATCACTATTTGTTCCTTTTGGATTCGGTAAGGCGGATTCTTCCCCATATTGGGATGTGATGTTGCTTCTCACTTCATTCTCCAGCATTTTGCGCTGTCTCTTGATTTCGTTGATCATCCAATGATAATCCTTTAATGCCTGTGAGATTTCTTGCTTGTTCATCTTCCATTTCTCCATGCTCCGCCTCTCCCTCGCTTATATACGGGATCATAATATCCCATAAGATCTTTTATCTCACGTTCGCTTAAATGCTCTGATTTCGACTTTCTTGGCTTTCCTCGTGGCTTTTTCCCTTTGTTTGGATTCTGCTTTTCCCATTTTTTCAATTCGTCTTGTAATGTGCCCATTTGGTTTCCTCCTAAAAAAATAAAAAAGGACGCTAAATCAGCACAAAGCGTGCAAATTCAGCGTCCTGGGTTCTTCCCTCGGACTTAAATGTATTCATCTATTTTCGGCAGCATCCACCGTAATTCGTCGTAGTAGTTTGGGTAAAATTCACGAAGCCAAACGATTCGGCCGCGTTCTGCCCCGTCTGTCGTTGCCCAACCGGTATTCCTGATCCAATCACGGGTTTGATACTTTTGGTAATCATACAGCTTTGGATAATCCAAGTTTCTCGATACGATGTACGCCCAGATGTCACTGGCATCCCAATAGGCTAGGGGGGCGCACCGGTAAAATCCTTGCTTATTCTCAAATGTCACGCCAAATGATGTGACCATCCATTTCCGTTGACTGGACTCCTGTTTGCGGATACCCCAAAAGATACCGTTGTATCCATTTTCTTTTGCCCATCTGTCGGAAACGTCTTTCTTTAATACTTTTAGTGCCTTATTTTGCATGGATGTAGTTCGGTTAATGCCCGGGATCCCGAATTGATCCCATACTTCTTTCATCGGGCGCCTGTCTGCGAAATAGGCCTTACTAATATTTATTTTATATCTTTCTTGTGCTTTTTCAATAGTTTCATATATTTCTGGGAGTTTATAATCACTGTCCATAAAATAAACGGGTATTTCGTCCATCACTTGACTTAGCAAATCGAGCATTACAAGGCTATCTTTACCAAAACTAACGGATGCAGACCACTTAATGCCTTCTATTGCCAGTGCTTCGCGAATAATTTCTAAACTTCTTGATACTTTTCTTTTAAATCCCGGCAGCGTCGCACGCAGCATGTACGTTTCTTTCTCTGCTTCTGTCATCATTTGTTTTCACGTCCCCTTTTGCCAATATTTTTGTAACCCCCATTCCCATTTGCCGCTTAAGTCCAACACCCGCAAATTCAGCAAACCGAAAAAGAATATTTGCTTTTTGAACGTATGCCTCGTCTCCGTAAAATTTAAATCCCACTTTGCCATAAAAAACGGTGTATGGCCGATAGTCAGCTATTTTGTGTGCTGCCGAATGGATATTCAAGAATTTAATTACCGTATATTCCCTTGTATTTTCTCCATGAAATGGAATTTTGATATCGATTTTATCCGGAAAAAGCTGATTCCAACGCTCTTTAAGGCTTAAAAGAATATGGTTTGGATCCGGAATAGGCGTGTCATAACCTTTTCGGGAAAACGTCGTATTGTGAAACTGTACCATAATTGTCAGATTATCATATTTTCTGTTCATTAAATCCTTATACGACACTTCTCTTAATATTTCGATACCATTCAGGTTTTTAAAAAATGGTTCAATCTCTAAGCCTATAACATTTACAATATTAGGTAACTCAACACTAAATGGGTTGTAATCGTAGTTATCATGAATCATTTTAGACAGCACAGGAGACTGCTTATGAATGATCGCCAATACCGCATCATACATAGCCTTTCCGTCGTCAAATTGGACAGGAAGTTTTATTTTAAGCAAGCTGATCTCTCCTCACGTTTGGGATAATGCATGGCACCCGGTCTATGTGTAAATGGTAGGGCGGTTTTAGACGCACTTTCTTAATTTGATAGGCTTGTCCATCGTTCGGGAGCTCGCCTGTAAATGGACGTGTCCGCATAATTCCATATGGCCCGATATCCGTATAGTCGTCTTCAATTTCTTCTATGGCCCATTCTCGTACATAACCATAGCCCTGTGATGCTTTCTTACCGATATTGGTTACATATCCAAGTAGGCGCCGAATTTCGTCAGGATCCCCGACGGCATAAAATTCAATATCACTCACAACCCGTATTATTTGTGGCATACGATAAGCTTTATATTCACCGGATGCACCGTTAATCTTGCCACGTTTGCCCTGGAAGTCCACATAATAGGCCGCGTCAAAGTCGTTTACTTTTTTATGCCAATACTCAACGATTTCAGCATGTTGTTCGTAAAATCCGAGGGATGCTTTCCACCGGCCATCTTCATCCTTTGCCAGTGGCAAATCCGGTTCAATTACGTTATCAGGCCGTAAATTGTTATTCTGCAAGTCATCCGGATGATTTTCCAGCATCCACGCATAAGCCAAGATACTATCCAAATTAAAAATGCCATCATTGGAGTTCACGCGCCCGTCCAAAAGACGGGCCGTGATCTTCAAATTCTTCATTTCACCTCGCCTGCCAAAAGCTTTGTAAACTCCTCTTTGTTATCAATGACATAATTGTCGTACATTTCTTTAAGATGAGCGTCATATGTTTCTTTTGCTTTTTTTGCAATTTCTCCGAGGAAAACGGTTTCCGGGCTAATATCGGCGAATTTCTTTCTTTCCCCATTAATAATCACATCCATGTCTGCTTGAACAAGTCCAAATCCGGATCCGTTTTTTCCTCCAAGATAAGGCTGCTTTTGCCATTCATGCAGACAGGAAACAAACGCCCCGAGTTCCAGCTCATCACAAATGATATCCCACCGGTGCCAGAGTTTCGTGCCAGCTGCCAAATATTCAACTGCATACCGCATTTGTGTGGCTGGGCCGTCTTTTTCTTTTTTCTTTTTGGTGGTTTCTCCCTCGAGTAACTGCTGTTCAGTTTGTCCAATTAAAAACTGCTCTGCAAGGTTCACATTCTTCTCGTCATCTTTCCGGGTAAACTCAATCACATTTGTAAAATGTCTCCAACTATAGTCGGACTTTTCAACATAACTTGGTATAATGTTGTTCGTTTCTTTGCATACAGGGTAAACAAAGGTCTGCTTCAATTTGCCGTCCAGAATCTGATTTCCGACGCCTCCTCCGAACAGTGACACAAATGGCAGGGCTTTACGAATTACCTTCGCCTGATCGATATCCAGCGCCTGGGCACCACCGATTGAGCCGCCACTGAACAACAGATGGAAGGCTTTTAACGGGACACGAATATCTAACCGGTTTAGTAAGTAACGCGCCCCACAGTCCCGCAGCATGCCTCTCAAAGCATTTCCCGTATAAACAAATACTTCCTCCGGCTTTCCATCGTTGACGACTGTAGTCGTATTCAGAAAGCTTTGAGTTGATTCGCTTTCCCCGATATGGCTTAAAGGTTGCAGCAGTGTGTAAATGGTTTCTAAACGGTAATGGTTCATTTCAATTTTCCTCCTCAATAATGGTTTCTAATTTGTGTTCAATCGGTTTTTCTCTCTCTAGACGGTCCCGGACTAACATAATCACCCGCGCGGTTTCTTTGTATAGTTCATATAGGATGGCCTGGTCTTTTCCGCTTTCCATAATCTCGGTTAAAAACTGTCTGTTCCCGCCGTCAGGCTCATTCCCAGTCATGACAATGTTCCCTAATTCATCTTGTATGGCCGTCATTACCTTGCTGCCACTATCACACCATTTAGGATTGATCGTTTCGCATGCCATTTTCCGTTTAAAGGCTTCTAAAAAAGATCCAACGCTAATTGCTCGCTTTGCGCTGACTTTCGTGAACCGTTCGATTTGTCCCCACATGTCGATGCCACTTGGCCCTCTTTTTCGGTTTCGGCTGCGGTAGACGGCGTAGACAAGTAAGGCGGCAGCTCCTGCACTTTCATCCCTAGTTCTGAAACCATAAAACATTTCAAGTCCTCCTCATTTTCAATTTTCTGTGCAATAAACATGACGACATCAAGTATAGGGTTGCCCCGGTACGTCTTAACCCGTTCCTCAAAGGCTTCCCAAGCATCAATACCAAAGTCCAAAATCCGTTTTTGACTGTATTCTCCGGTTGTTATCTCCGTTTTCGTAAATCCATAGAGAAAATGTTCAACCAACGCAAGTAAACTTTCAAACTCTTTTCTAACGATCAGCACCGGCATTTCTTCGTACATGACGGTAAATATGTCGCGGGAATAATTCACTTCCCCCTTAAAAGCGATGTGCTTTTTCTGGGAAACAGCCAAATTTATAACAAATGGAGGATCAGGCGGCTGCAATAGAAATTCTCGCATCTCTACCCGGTTTGGCAGCCAAAGCCTTTCTTCATTCGCCACATTTGAAAATGTCCGCAATCCGTATCGTTCTTTCGTGGTCAAAATTGAGAAACAGCATGCCGGACATACATGGGTTCCGGCCGGATTCTTAGCAATGTTCCAGTCAGTGAACACGTTGGAAAATACCTTCTTAAGTTTCATTCCTTGTGTCATTGGCTCTCCACATAGAAAGCGTTGGCCGGCGTGTTCTTCCATATCTTTTTCCTTAATCGGATCCACAAATTTAATGTCCCGGATGATTACATTTCCTTTACCGTCTTTCGTGTTCTGCTTAATCACCCCATTTTCATCCCTAGTCTTCTTCCAAGCCGAATAGATTAAATGTGTGGGCATTCCGGCACCACCTTTCCCCTTTTTCAGTTAACTTGAATGTGCCACTGCTGTACCTTGGCCAGTTTACATACCCGTGTGCTTTTAATTTTTTGAGATGGTAGTTCGTGCAACCAGGTGATAGCCTCAATGCTTTTGAGATTTCCAAGTTTGTTGGGCTGCGCTTGTGACGCGTCTGAAAATATTTGATATAGCGCAACACTCGCAGATGCCGCGGTGTCAATTCTGCATGCCAGTTTCTTGGTATGTCGAATTTGTCCAATATCCGCTCCATCCTCGGCCGCCCGATACGCAATGATTTTGCTAAACTTAAAACATCCATGCCGCTGTCGATATACATCAAAATCAAATCATCTCGGGTAAAGAAGCAATTCCCTACCCGGATTTCTGTTTCTTCATTCAATGTGTAGCAGCGTTCAGCCCGCATTTTCTCACTCCCCTATACTGGTTTTTGTGGATAAGCGCGTACTCTTGTCCGCTTACCATAATTTTTGTGGGCAGACCTCGCTTTACTTTAAGCACCGTAACGACGGGCCGATACTTATCGCCCTTTTGTCGTGTTTTTGGTTTCACGTGTTTCACCCCTATCTATATGACATCCTGCCCAATCAGCCTCTTCCGATCGATCCGTTCTATATCAAAGACCTTGCCGTTCTGCCATATCAAGATATCCTGACCATACGGCTTTGGGGTCACTTTGGTCACCTGCCCATCCTGGACGATATATACAGCCGTCTCCATTAAATCTATTTCAGTTGTCATAATTTTTTTATTAGCTTCCAATGGGTTCACCCCCTATGGTAAAATATAGGTAACCAACCTTTACCAAGCCGGGGGAACCCGGTTTTTTTATTTCACTAGCTCCGGATTTTCGTATATGTTTCCGATAACTTCTACTGTTTCTTGATCGTAATCTTTGCCACCACCTGACAAGTTCCAACATATTCCTGGAGCGTGGAGAAAGAATCCTACTATCCCTTGTCCCCATTTGACGGTGCATACTGCATGTGAACCTTGACTTACAGCCTTAACGATATCTCCTTCATAAATCTCCCGGCCGTTCTTGTCACGCAGGCCTGTATATTGCATATAGACCGGATCATCAGTCTCAAAATGTTTAAATCGAAATGACAAAGAATCATCGAATTGTTCAGTAGTGCTATAAAACATTCTTTCTAATTCCTCATCCCATGCCCGAAACTTAAATCGCAAATTTCCCATCTCGACCCCTCCATCTTTTATTTGCATGAAGTTTAATATGTTCACTCGCGGTCATAACTTCTAAATTTTCCGGTCGATTATCAAGTTTATTTTCATTTATGTGATGCACTACCTCGTTTTCTTTTAAATATCGACCTATCTTTTCTTCTGCAACTAATCTGTGTTCAGCAACATAACCTTTTTTAATTGCTTTGGGATGATCCGGCTTATAAATGTAGTAATAACCACTAATTAAAACCTTATCTCTATAAGCACCGTAGTGTTTGCCGGTACGATATTTTCCATAACACTCTCGACTACAAGTTTTTGCTTTTAATCCATCTTTTCTAATCTTTTCAACATGTTTTCCACAAACAGGGCATTCGAAAATAGAATATTGATAACTTCTTGATACTCCCTCTTTTTGGAATGTTCCGAAAAACTTAATCTCTCTCATTTTTCTGCCTCACTTCCAGTCGTATTTGCCGTCACGTTTCACCAGCACGGCATGTTTCTTGCTAAAGATACTTTCCTTCCGTATCCGTTCTTTGTTCAACCCTTCCTCATAGACTGTTATAACTACCAATTCTTCCCGGTCATGAGATATGGCCCGATGTTCAACGACCCTTCTTGTCACTGCCAATCACATCCGTTGTGCGTTCACCGCGTCTTACCCGCTCCAGCTGCTCCGGAGTTAGATACCAGATTGTAACCTTGCCTGGGCGTTTGGCTCTCCATCCGGTGCTGGTTCGGAGATTGTATCTGTCCTCAGGATCATGTACGTATGTTGCTGCCATCCATGCCACTCCTAAACTGTTTATTTTGGCTTCTAAGCCGCTTTAATATTTTTGTATATAAATAGTCATGTTTTGATTTAAATCGGGTATATGGTCAAAAATAAGCCAATCAGCATGGTTTCTTATCGGCCGTTTAACTTCTTCGCCACCTTCCGTTTCTTCTCCAGTTCCTCAAGTTCAATCCATCCGCCCCATTTCTTGCTGTATGTAACTAAAGATAGTTTGTGGGGGTATTTATGCTCGAATAGCTTTTTCTTAATCTTAAACGCTTCTGTCTGTACGCCTTTGACATCCACAACCTCGATGGATCCATCCAAATGGTGAATCTCGAAATCTGCGATGTACTCAATCTTGCGGTATTTTTTTCCGTTTTTCTCGAAAGCTTCCTGCAAAAGATAGCGTGGCTGTAACCGAAAAAATAAGATTTTATTGTTTGCTTGCAACCATTTTAGTTGTTCATAATATTTGGCTTCGATCTTGCTGTCAAAAACATATCCGTCCAATTTAACTTTCTTGGAGCCATATTTAGTTTTCTTAGTTCGCTTGCGATACTCTGCCGCTGTCATTCGTTCCATTTGCTTCATCCTTTTTGATTCTTCTGTTATATTTCGGGATCACGCCTTGCTCAATCAGTTTGTCCAGTTCAAGCCGATTCTGTCTTTTCCATTGCTTCAACATCCAAACTGACAGTCCTACTAATGGGGCAATTTCATCGTCATGCAGCCCCTTATTCCGGTGGTAAACATAAATTGGGATGCTCAAGCCTTTAAAGTCATACACCTTCCTTCTGGCTGTATTCTGCCTATTTGCTGTATGGTCAAGCTGATTACCGAGCATCCGAAGCTGGTCATAAATATTGCACCCAGTACAAACCACCGCATGATCTAAATTATTGTTTGGACAGTTTCGGCAGCGCATGTCTAGCAATCTGCCAATTCGCTGATGGATGATGTGCTTTTCCATTCGTGTCACTTAAAATACTCCTTTCCAAAAGCCTGTTTGAATTTCTCTATTGTCTTGGGACCGATCCCGGGCGTTTTCTCTACCCGGGAGAGGCCGGATTTCATAAATCCAATCGCCTTGCTGATCCCCATTTGCATGCCGATCTCGATCCCCTCACGCTTGCCACGCTCATAAGCCTGCTGAATAACTGGATTTCTTGCCATATCAATCCCCCGTTTGTGCTTTTTGGAGGGTCAAAGCGTACACGAGATCGTGATAAGATAAGTCGTAGATTGATTGATTATTGAATTGAGTTACACCTTTATTTTCGAGTTGGCGGAGTAGATGGCTCCGCTTTAACTCGGTCATTGTGGCGTTGTTCATTTTTTTACACCCTTTCCATCTTGAGTTGGTCCCGTGCTTCTTCCAAACGTCGCTGCAAAATCATTTCCTCTTTCTTAATTTGCTCTTCCGGCTTCGGCCCGCACGCCGGACATGGTTTTACCATGATTCCAAACCCCATATTCTCGTAGACAACGTGCCGACCATTACATAGTTCACACATCAGCTTGCTCCTTTCTTGAGGCGCCAGTCCGTTCCCTCAGCTTCAAGCAGGTAATTCCCGCATTGACCGATCAACCGGCTTGCGGCCGCATATCCTATCTTTTCTGCGAGGGTTCCGCGGTCCTCATTCGAGTTAAATACAATTGGCTTTTGCTTCCGGTATCGCTCGTTAATAATCTGGTAGTAAAGAGATTCCTTCGCTTCCGACCATTTCACTTTGCCGATGTCGTCCCAAATCAGCACATCTGCATTTGTGGCCGCATTAAGCAGACGATTAAGCTGTTCTCCCTCGTCGTTCATCATCCTGGCCTGAATCAGCTCATCCATGAAATTAACATCTGATACCACCAGAACATTGAATCCGTCTTTAATTAGGCGTTTTGCAAGTGCAATCTGTAAATGAGTCTTTCCAATCCCAAAATTGTTATGTTGCTGTTTCACGGTGGCCCGCTCTACCGATGGCAATTCTTTCATGCGCTGTTCGCCAAAAACTGCAATCAACCCAAAATTATGGGAAGAAACCGTTTTTTCCTTTTCGCCATTTTCATTGGTCGTCATCTTGTATTCTTGCAAATACCTTTTTGTAAGGTCATACATGTCTTCTTGGATTTGGCTCGTACGCTGATAGTTTTCAAAATTGGCGTTTGTAAACTCATCAGGGATCATGGAGTTCCGGAACCGCCGCCGCCATGCTTTTCTTTCCCGACATTCGCAAGGTTTGGCGAATTCATATCCTTGTTCATTTCGGTAAAAGACAAACTCGGTATCCTTACAAATCGGGCATTCGTATTCATCCGCCCCATGCTCGTCTTGCTTCTTGGGCTTCTCGGATTGCCTGTTCTGCGCTTTTTCCAGCAGGTCGGCCATAACCTCCGCGATACTTTGGAATCTTTGTTCCATTGTCTTCACCTCTCTCTGCTTTCTGCTTCTCGATAAACCGGTCAAATATATATCCGGCGCAATAGTCAAGCGTCTTGATGTAGTCTTTTGGATGTTTAGGCTGGTAAGACGTAAATTTCTCTTCCATCCATTTGATTGCATCATCGACATTGACACCGTATTGGATGATCTCAGCTGCTGCTGCTTTATCCTTAGGGGTAGCCACAAATCCGTGATTCCTTAACTCTATAAATCGATTGAGAAGCTTATTTACAGCAGCTGCTTTATTACTTAGTCCATTATTATTTAGTTCATCAATACTTAGTTCATTATTACTTAGTAGTTTCGGGTTTTCCGTCAACGGATAATCCGTCAACGGTTTTTCCGTAAGCGGATTTTCCGTCAACGGTTTTCCCGGTAACGGTGGATCCATTTGAGGGACTTCAAAAACAAGTGTTTCATAGTTGAATGTCCCGTCCTCATTACGGTGCTGCACCCGCTTTAAATAACCCAGATCTCGCAGTTCTTTAAGCGCAGTCCGAAGTGAGTCGCGTCCGTCCTTAGCATGTTTTTGCAACTCTGTGTCATAAAACCTCCAATCGTCGGGTAAAGAAAGCATATAGGCATGCAGCCCTTTCGCTTTCCAGCTCAGCCTTTCATCCATAAGCGATGTTTTATTCATTACGACGTAGTTGCCGTTCTTTTGTACTCTGTATATATTGGCCATGCTTTCACCACCTCAATTTCCTGTGTTGTTTCCCCCTCGAGGTGAGGGGGATTTTTTTAGAATGGAAGGTCATTTTCATCCATTTCAACAGCCGATTTCTTATCTTCAACTTTTGCCTGCTCCTGTTGCGACGCTTCTTCTTTCTCGGTCTCCGGTTCTGGATGGTAATCAATGATTTCAGGTTCTTCCGCATTCGTTTCATCCGTGATATCATGTGTTTCCCGTTCATCTTCGGTAACGGCCGTCTGCATTTCAATGCTCAAAATTCCCCACTTACTGAGCATGTTGCGGATGACCGTTTTCATGGCCATAGCGTCATAATCGCTTTTCCATACATTATTGAGAGCATTCTTGTCCTTCATCTTGTTATGCTTAACCCTGTGCGCTTCGATCTCATCCTTGGTCCAGTAGACCGTCTTTTCAAAGCCATTGATCAGCTTGAAATATCCGCAGTATCCGATTACCTTCTCGCTTGTGGCACCTTCTAAATCCAGTTCGATTTCTTCGGTCAGCCGGTTCCACTTAATGAGCTCACCTTCATGAACAGCGATGACGTTGATCGCTTTATATTGGCCAGTCCGTAATGCCAGTTGAATGTACCCCTTATAACCAAGCTGGAACTGTGCTACCTTATGGCCTTTCTTACTGTCATAAAATGGCACGATCCAGGCATAACCTAGGTTTTTGTCAACTGGAAGATCAAGGCTTGCTGCGACCATGGCGCTTGAAATAATGCTCATTGGCTCGGCGGCCTGAATGTTCGGATCACCGTTGTAAAGGTTGAGCAAAGAAGACATAAATTGTGGTGCCTTCTTGTCCAAAACTTGTTCAAACTTTTTTTGCATCGTTGGGGTATTGAGCAAAGCTTTTAACCCCAACGATTGAGCAGATACTTGTTTGGTTCCTTCCTGTTTACTTGCAATTTGGTTTTTTAGCGCTGCATTTGTTGCCATTATTTTTCCTCCTTAACCGCAAGTTTGCGGAATGATGTTTCTTTAATAACTTGCTGGTGAATATCGGGGAACTTTTCCCGTAATGCTTTGGAATCAACGCGTTTCTGTACCTGCTTCTTCCAAGTGACGATATAGTCGCCAACCCGGCCAATCTCCGCTTCTTTCAGCTCAGCTTTAAGTTTGTTTTCAATCTCAGTTTTCGCAGCTTTAATCAGCTTCTCGTTTTCCTTGATTTTGAAGTATTCTTCCAAATAGGCATTGAAATCTTTTGGAAGAACGATCTCTTTATCAGGATCCGATTTGGCATATTTTTCGGCCAGATACTTCTCAGCCGCGCTGCTTCCGTCCAGTTCAGGGGCAACTCCGGCCAGCACATTGTTTTCCCAAAAATCCTTTTCAGCTTGGAAAATCATGCTGATCAGTTCATCGTCGCGTTCGATTTCTTTCCATACGAACCGATTCCCTCCGATCAGCACGGCAATATATCCTTTTTCCTTGCCGGTAACGCCCAGATAGTGCTGGACTTGGACAAGGTAAGAGGCTGGAACCTCGTCACCTGCCCACTCTTTTGCAAGGTAAGCGCTGGCCGTCTTGCATTCAAGTACGGCCGATTCTCCAACTACCAACCTATCGACATTGGCACGGATAAAAGGATAATCTGGATGGCTGTACATAAAGTTTGACCGGCGTACCTTTTTATCCGTTCGCTTTTCAAACTCTTTTGCCACGACATTTTCCATTTGGTTTCCCCAATAGATCGCTTCACTGTCGCCTTCTTGGGGATCGACCTGGCCAGTCTTTTCAAGCCAGAGTTCGAAAGGCGTCTTGTATTTATTCAGGCCCAGGATAATGCCGGCATCACTACCGCCAATCCCCTTGGTGCGAGCCTGAAGCCATTCATGACGGCTCATTTCTTTTGTGGAAATAGCGTTTTGATTCATTGCCATGCTTCTTCACCTCTTGATAAAATTTTCAAAGACCGATAGAATTAAGGTGTAGTCTTATTTAAAGCAACTTACTCCCACGGCAATGGGAGTTTTTTATTATGCCGTGTAAAACTTTGCGCCGTAGAGCTCAACCAAAAATTTTTGAAGATTGTCTTGTAAAACAAGTTCACCGTCAATTTCAACCACATCGTCGCCATAAAAGATTTCATCACCGAAGTAGTCGCAACCGAAAAGCTCCGGATCATTATTTTGCAGATATCCAAATCGGCGCACTCTGGTAATATCCGGGTGTTCAATTGTGTTAATCATTCGTAATCATTCCTTCCTGGCTTAAGTCAAGCATGTAATGCTGTGAATACGAATCTTCCGTTTCACCGTCGAAAACAATTCCGTACTTGAAGATAGAAGCATCATCATTGAAAATCGTTTTGCTCTCCCCGTTCATGAAAACTGAGATATGGCAAATCTCACCATTTTTATACCAATTAATCGAATGGATTTTGAATCGTTTCCCATTCACATTAAGCACTGGCTGTTTCACTCTTTTCACTCCTTCCAGCTTGAATTGCCAAACACAACAATATGTGCTTTTCAAAACGATTCAGTTTAAGCCAATCACCTGTTTTAATTTTCATTGATTCGCCCCTTTCCGCAGCCTGTCTCATCAGCGCCGGGAGGCTATCTCCGGCGGACTAGGCGATCATTGCGCCTAGTTTCGACTTAATTTCTTGCCTGTAATCTATTAGCCTGCTATGGTTGTAATCTTTGATAATGAGAAGCACGTCTGTGGTCTCAATGAACCATCCGCACTTGCAACCTAGCAGCTTTTTCCAATGATGATCAACGCTTGAATAGTTAGTCAGTTTTTTCTTCATTTAACACACCTCACTGTGATACAATGAAAGAGTAAATTACATGCGTGAACGTTATAGGCAGTTTGAAGCGCCAACTTCTTACTGCTTTTCTTTTTGTCTAATTTCAACCAAGCCATTGACGATTGCTTTGATATAAATGTCATGAAAAGCTTCATCGTCGACGTTGATGTATTCGGACAATGCTTCCAGAATAATTTCAGCCTTTTCGTAAATATTCATTTCAGCCACTCCTCTAAAAGCCATCTGCCAATGATTACGGCCGGAACAAACCATCCCATGAATATGAGCTCACCCATTTTGTTGACCACCCAAAAATATAATTTTGTGAATATCAATGCCTTTTTCGATCAATTCACAAATCATGGCATTGATTCGGTCCTGCTGGATTTTCCGTTCTTTCAATCGCTTCAGCTCTGCGAGAGACCGGTTAAAATCAATCATTCGCATTTCTGCCATGTTGAGCTGCCCGAGTTCCAGTTCGGTTTCAGCTAAATGCAGGCATGTTTTACAGCATTTGTAATGCTCAATTGCTTTTGGCAAATCAACCGGCAAAAAATCTTCTTTGGTAATCATCAAATTCGCCTCTCACTTCGTAGTTTTCTAAGTACTTTCTTTGATTCTTCCATTACAGTAAAACCATAATCTCGTTCCAATATCATGAGCAGGTTGTCGATCGTTACCCGAGCCTCGATGAGCTCATGCATCATCCGTCGAACATCCTCCCGTTCGTCATTTGAGCATACGTTCGGAGGCTTGACCAAGGAAACTTCGTCGATGATACGGAGTGCATCCTTTATCTCTGCTTCTGCGATTTCTTCCAGAACCATACGGTGCCGTTCAACGTACGGTCCTCCCATAACCGGGCTTGCCAGTCCTTCCGAAAACTCGTGCAGGATTGATTGCTCGAATTCATAATTTTTATAGGTCTGTATGGCATGACGTGCGACATCTTTATTCATGGTACGCGTTCCTTTCGTTTGCTTGTTTACCAGTTCATATGACTGGTAAGTGTCTTGTGCGATTTGTTTCTGTGTTAGTCCTTCTTGTTGCAGAATCGCCAAGGCTTCTTGCACCTTTGCAGATTCTTTCATCAGTAGTTTCCCCCTGTACAAAGATCTTGTTTATTCTGGACATCAGAAAACAGTAAGATAAAACTAGAACGATGCAACACTGTTTTCCTGGGCAGCAATCCATTTATCGATTGATTCACGCGAAAAGAAGATGCGTTTCCTAACTCGGAAAAATGGGATCTGCTTTTCACGGACCATGGTATAAATTGTGTCTGGGTGAACACCTAAATAAGTTGCAACTTCTTGGACTGTTAGGGTGTTGTTACGCATTTAGACCACCACCTCAAATTCTTTGATCAGGAGTTCGGCAATTTTGATTTGACCCTTGCCAGTGATTAGAGGTGTTAGTTTTTCAACGTCTCCTTCTGTTCGGCTGACAACGGTTGGCTTTACAACAAACAACCCTTGTTCCAAATAAGTTTGTTTTGGATTGTTGTGTTCACGTCCGCCGGAGATGAGATATCCATGGGAACGTAGCCAAGCGAATAATTTGTTACGGCCGATGTTGATGCCGTGCTTGTCGTACAGCATTTTGGCAAATGCTCCGATACTGATTGCACCAGTTGAGTTTGAAACGACTTTTCCAAAACTTGTATACGGTAGGTCAGCTTTTTGCTGTTCGATCAATTGATTTCGTTCCTGCTCGGCCTTAACTCGTTTTGCTTTTTCTTCTTTGAGATTGGTAAGTAGCCCGATCAGGAAGTCAGGATCACTGATTGTTTTTTCGAGCGTTTCTGGTGTCATGTATGCGCCATGTTTTCGGATGGACGGGATAACCTCATGGGTAATCCAACGTTTGAATTCTTTGGCTTCAGGTTTGCGGCTGCGGAGTATTGCTGAATATAGTCCTGACTCGCTTATGGCAATAGCTCCCCGTTTAAAACCTTCTAATTGAAGGTTTTGCTTTTCATCATCGTCTAAATGCTGGCACATCGAAAAAGCATCTTTAAATTCCAAAATACTTGCTACATCTTTTGCAACAAACCATGGTTCGCCATCTTTTAAAATGGTGCGAACTTCATTTTGTTTAAAATTGAAGACTTGCAATGAGTTCAATTAACAAACCTCCTTTGCTTTTGTTGCTGATTTAGCAACGTTTTTTATAAAAAAATCTGATACACTGCATTGCAGTAGCTTGGCTAAAATGGGCAGTTGATTTGCCCTTAACTGATATTCTCCCCTTTCGTATTTTAAATAGGTTGAGGCATTCCTGAATCCTAACCCATCCGCCATATACTGAAGTGAAAGATTGAGCTCTTTCCTTCTTTTAACAATGAACGCAAGGTTAAACTGTTGCATGATGTCCTCCTTTCTTGTTGCTATATTAACAACTTGACTTTATTATAATTTGTTATTTTGGCAAAGTCAACATTTTTTGTTGTTATTTCAGCAAAAAATATGTTTCTAAAACAGAAACATGATAAAATATTATTGCTAAAACAGAAAAAAGCGTGGTGATACCATGTCCGAACCAGGTCAGATTATTAAAAAACTAAGGGAACAGAACAACTGGTCTTTGAGGGAAGTTGAAAAACGAATAGGAATAGATTATTCGGTGATAAGCAGAATTGAATCCGGTAAACGTCCGTTGAAAGACCAAGAAATAAAAGCGTTTGCTGATTTATTTGGAGTAACGACTGCTTACATATTGGGTGAAGAGGACAAGGAAATTGATGTTGCTGGAGAAAAAATCACATTGGATAAAGATGAATATGAAGTTTTTAAGGAATTATTGAAACATCCATCATTATTCCATGATTTAAAAAAAGATCCCGAAAAAAACGTAAGGCACTTGATAAAATCTTATGAGTTATACAAGAAATATGTAGAGGAAGCATTAAAGGATGATAATGACTATTTAGAATGACATATCCGATTTGAGGTGGAACAATGAGACTTCGACAATTTATTTTAATGAAGAAAAAAGATTTTTACGAAGAAGAGGCAAAGAAAATATTGAAACATGTTCAATTCAAGCATCCGTCTGAAATTGATCTATTTACACTATGCGATTTATATGGCATGAAAATAAATCACATCAAGGAACCATACAGTCGATCCTGGCCTATTAAAGATAAGCGACGGGGCCTTATTGAATTAGGGACATACAAAAATGAAATTGTCGAAAGACAAATTCTTGCTGAAGAATTTTCTCATTTGTATCTACACTATTCAAACGAATTGCTGATGAACGAATATTCACTGAATAAAACGGAACTGCAGGCTTTCAAATTGGCTGCAAATTTATTAATGCCGGTTAGCTGGATATTAAAAGCTGATGTTTCTCAACATTATAATAATCGTCAAATTTTAGCTGATGAACTTGCGAAAGAATATAATGTGACGGTTGATTTTGCTTTGAACCGCTTAAATTTATTGCAGGAAACTTGTATTTTCAATACAGATTCTGATGAATTACGTGAGCTACAACCAGATCCAATATTTTATAGAATTCCAAACGTAAAAAAGCAGAATTTAGTAATCATGGCTAACGGCAAGGAACAATTTTCACTGTAAACCAACTGGAAAAACTTATAACTCGAGGCGAATATATATGAGAAAAATTGTTATTTCATTAATAACATTATCTGTAATTTTATCATTAATGGGCTGCGGCAAGCCTCAAACTCAAGCGCCTAAGCGCCATGTTAACTATATTGCGCCAACTGAATATAAAAATTTGAAAATAGGAATGACAAAAAAACAAGTGATTAAGGCAATAGGGAAGCCAACGAAGAAAGACCCTAATAATAGCAACATGTGGTATTACAGCATTAAACATAAATTAGCAAAAGATTCTTATGTAATTCTTACATTTGACATGAGTGATGATATTAACTCAAACGCTTATGTGTTGATAAGGAAAGAGCAACAGGGACTTTTGACAGCTTATGACACTTCTGTCGATCAATTTACTGGTAAAGATACAAATGATAAATCAAATACAGCTTCTTCCGATTCCAGCTCGGATACAGTCGAATCAGATACCATGAAAGGAGCATCCAGCAGCTCCGAGTTAAAATTAGCCGCTAAAAAAGCAGATAAAGACAATGTAAAAACAGCTTATATAAAAGATAAAATTGCAGTGATCGAATTCAAAGATGAATTTGAAACGAATGAGAAAACCATGCTCCAGAATTTCGCTTTATACAGTACTCGACTCATGGAAAAAGAAAAAAATAATCCGAATGTAAATGGATTTGCCTTTATCCGTGACACGACATTTGAAGACAATAAAGGAAACAAAACTACAGGAACAGCAATTATTGCTTATTTTACAAAAAAGGATGCGAATTCGATTTCTTACGGGAACTTTCGGAATCTTGTCGATCTGAACCCATATAAGTTTTACAAAGTGGCAAGTGGATATTACATCAATCCAGCGATCTATAAAAATGCGAAGTCTTATATGCATGGTTTGCCGGCTTATAAAAATTCCAGTGATTATAAGCTATCCGATGATTTTTCAGAGGATCTAGCTTCATAATTATATAATTTTTTAGATTGAGGGGGATAAATGGTGAAAAAGGGTAGTCTGTTGTATGCAGGAATAATTGTCGTGTTACTCATCTTATTGGTACTTGGAAGATATTTATACGGGTTTTTCCTATTACTGTCAGGCGTATGCTTTTCTTTAATGATTGCGGGTTTGTTTGAGCCAAAGTTAGCGTTTTGGTCTAAGAAGAGATCAAGAAAATCTGCTGGTATAGGTTACCTTATTTTAACAATAGTTTTCTCTGTCCTTTTTTCAATTTGTTCGCCAAACCAAGATGTAGCAACCAAAGATAACAAGACAAAAACAGCTTCGTCTGAAATTAAAAAAGCAGAAAATAAAAAGAGTGAAACCACTGCTAAGAAGGCGGATAAAGACAAAAAAGAGGAGAAGAGTAAGAAAGCAGATGAGGATAAAAAGGCGGATGAGCAAAAGAAAGATAAAGCTTCCGTGGCCGCAGGCACAACTGCCGCTGTAAAAACCAAAAATAATCAATCAAAATCTAATAATACCAACAAGCAAACAACACCAACCAATCAAGAGGCTGTCACATTAGTTGAAACCGTTGATGGGGATACTATAAAGGTAAACTACAAAGGTAAAACCGAAACGGTGCGTTATTTGCTTGTTGACACACCAGAGGAAAAGAAACCTGGTACTTGCGTACAGCCATATGCCGTTAGTGCATATAACAAGAACAAACAGCTGGTTAACAGTGGAAAACTTACCCTAGAATTTGAGACCAATGGCGACAAATACGATAAGTATGGCCGACTACTGGCATATGTATTCGTAAATGGAAAGTCAATCCAAGAGGAGTTGCTAAAAAGTGGATATGCCCGGGTTGCTTACATTTATAACCCGCCATACAAGTATCTCTCAAAATATGAAAGTGATGAAAATGCTGCTAAAAGCAGGCACCTCAATATATGGTCAGATAGTGGATTTGTAACTGATTCTGGATTCAATGGGTGTGCAAAGGCATCGGCAGGAACAAGCACAGCTTCCAGTAGATCAAGTTCCAGCACAACGAGGCATTCAACGAGTTCTGGATCTTCAAGTTCTGGATCGTCAAATAGTTCAAGTTCATCGGCTACAAGTGCTCCCGCTTCTTCCGGGGCAACAGAAATTTTTGCAAACTGTACCGAATTGAGAAAGAAATATCCAAATGGAGTTCCAAAAGGACACCCTGCTTATCAAGAAAAGATGGACCGGGATCACGACAATTATGCATGTGAAAGATAAGAAAGGCCCTGAGGGGCTTTTCTTTAGAACTAAAGAAGAACATACGTACTTAATTTTCTGTACAATGTCAATGAGTTTTTTGTACAAAATGGAGGTAAATGAATATGGCAAGTATACAAAAACGCGGAAAAAACTCATTCCTATTGGTTGTTGAAATTGGTTACAGTGCAAAAGGAAAACGTCTAAAAAGAACAAAAACAATCCATGTTAATGATCCGCAGTTATTAAAGAAAAAGAAAAAACTCAATGAGTATTTAAATGATGAACTGACAAAATTTAAAATTGAAGTGGAAGCCGGGGAATATATTGCGCCTGAAAAAATGGTACTATCTGAGTTTGTAAAGGAATGGGAGAAAAAATATGCAAAAGAAGCCCTGTCAGGTGGCACTTTAAATAATTATCTGAGCAACTTTAAAAACCATATAGAACCGGTGCTTGGTGACCTTAGGCTAGACCAAATCAAAACAATACACATCGTAAACCTTTTGAATAATCTAAAGCGCACCGATGGAAATGGGGAAAGCTCAATCCACGTCAAACAATATACATACCGGGTGATAAGGAACATCATGAGCCGTGCTTACGAATGGAAGCTGGTAAAAAACAATCCGGTAGACGGTGTGAAAAAGCCACGAAATAAGGATGAGGAAATGCACAAAGTTAATGTGTATGACGAGGAAGAAGTGGAACAACTTTTTTTAGCTGTACAATCTGAGCCGATCCATTGGCGGATCTTTACTTCCCTCGCATTGGCCGGCGGGCTGCGGAAAGGCGAATTATTAGGGCTTGAAGTCTCGAAAATAAACTTTGACGAGCAGACAATTGAGATTGACCAGACCATTGTAATGGGAGAAAATAATAAACCCGAAATCAAGTCAACTAAAACTAAAAAGTCGGCACGCCTTGTCTCGTTGCCTAAAACCGTTATGGATGAGCTAAAGTTTTATGTAAAGTATCTTGAAAAAGAAAAGGAAAAAATGGGCGATGCATATGAGCAAGAACATCAATGGCTGTTTTGTAACGAATACGGTCATCATCTTTATCCGACGACACCAAGCAAATGGTGGTCCCGATTTGTTAAAAAAGCTGGAGTAAGGCATATCCGCCTGCACGATCTGCGACATACTTCGGCTACGCTTCTAATTAACCAGGGTGTGCATGCTAAAATTATATCAGAAAGACTTGGGCATGCTGATATCGGTATTACGATGGATACTTACGGCCACGCGCTCCGAACTGCGGATAAGTCGGCAGCTGAAAAATTGGATACTATTTTCCGGTCAAAAAGCCAAAAAGAATCAAACCGTCAACAATCCGTCAACAAGTCATAAATTGTGCTTCCGTGAGCTACAATTTGTTGAAAAGCAAAAAACGCTCAAACCCTTTTATATCAAGAGGTTTGAGCGTTTAAACTTTAAGCGGAAGACGGGACTCGAACCCGCGACCCACACCTTGGGAAGGTGTTAGGCAATTTAGGAACTCGATGGAAATGAATCGAAAACCATTGGTATAAGTGGATTTTAAAAATTAGTTATCTGATTTTATGGGGAGTAAAATGGTCAACAATGATGAATTTCGTCAACAATTCGTCAACAACTCAAAAGATGACAGCCAGCCAGCTGTATTGAGTAGAAAAAAGAGCAGGTGAAAGCCTGCTCTTTTTTGCAGGCATAATATAGGGGGGTATTTTTTGCAAAATACATGGACAATTGGGAACGCCTGCTAACAAAATTATAGGAAAATTGAACTATTTTGTCTATATGCCTCGAAAAAATTTTTTGGGATTTTTTGGCTGGATCACTTTTTTTCAAAAACCAATAAAAAAAAATTCAAAAAACGTATTGACAATGTACATACAAAATGATACAATGAAATCAAGATAAAGGAAAGGAGATAAGAGAAATGAACGTAATGAAACGGGCTTGGGAGATTGCTAAAGCAGGACAACGTAAATTTGGCGGAAAGGTAAAGGAATACTTTGCAGAATCTCTCCGGCTCGCATGGAAGGAGGCAAAAGCAGCAAAAGAAATTACGGTGGAAGATGTTGAAACCTACATCAATTCCGTAATGAAGAGCGATTCCTATTCCGTTAACTACTGGGCAAAATATGGGAAGGAACGCTTATACGTAAATTACTATACCGGATCCGGATACCGTAAAGAACAAGGGTTTCTTGAATTGCAAAACGGTGTTATTGTGGCACAAGAACGTGGCACATATACACCGGTAACAAAAGCGTTTTGGAGATTTAAAGGCGCTAAAATTAATGCATAAAAATTAGGAGGAAACAAAAATGAAAATTGTGTATAAAGAAACGTCTTATTCCGAAACTGTTTACCCGGAGCTTGTAAAGGGGACACCAAAAGCTGCCGAGGCATTTGCGATTGTCGAACATGCCGTTAAGGAAGATTACATATTCAGCCTTGGGGAGGTTTTACCGTCAACCACTTTCGACAACAGCGAATCTAGACTACAAACAGATTATAAAACGGTTGGAACGTGGGAAGTAGATGAAGATGAGTTTCTGGCGGCTGCCGATAAAATAAAGGAAATAATAGCAGAACGTAATAACAAACGAAAGAATCGCGCGGAAGCATACGAAATGTACCGGGAAATGCGAAAAACTTTTAAACCACTTGGCATTAAGGTGTGGGAAGCAAAGGATGCCGCAAAAACTTGGGGCATATCGGTGGAAGAGATAGACGGCGCCGATTATCCGGATGGCCATTTTAAAAGTAACGGCGCCTATACGTTTATATCAGAAACTGCGCTTACGGAAAAATTCGGGAAACCGGAAAAATAGAAAAGAGAGCGGATTTATGTTCGCTCCCTCTTCCCTTACATCTCATGTTACGGTTCAATAAAAAATAGCACAGGTTAATTAATTAAAAAGATACTATTTAAATACACCCTGTGTTATGGTTCATGGACTAATTATAATCACAAACTTTTATCATGTCAATGCGCATGTTGTGTCCATCTTTTTGGTTATGGGAGGTATGAAAGTGAAACGTACGAGGCAATACAGGATTGATCAGGACCTTCTTGATCGGTTCGACCGCGTAAATGAAGCACTGATGCAAAACAAGAGTGAAGTCATCCGACAATTGATGAGGAAATATGTAGAGGAAAAAGAGGAGGAGTTGAAAGTG